GAAGAAAGTTACAGAAATGTATCTTGTCGAAGCAATGTCTGTTACAGAAGCAGAAGCAAAAGTAGTTAAAGATTTTGGATCTACTACATTAGAATATGAGGTAAAAGCTGTCTCATCAAGTAAAATCATTAAAATTATAGACTAATGTATACTCAAGGAGAAACAGTAATTGTTACAGAATTTATCGACAAAAAAGCAAATGAAGTAAAACATTCAGTAGGTGTTATTATGAAATCATTTGTTCATAAAAAACAAATCTTTTATGATGTGCTATTAGAAAGAAGAACAGGATTATCCTTTCTGAATACATCAAAGACTTCAAAATTAGCATATATTAACAGAGATCTTACTACTAAATTAATAGATTCTGATAGTATAGAATGTACTATACCATTCAAGCAAATGTTAGAAATGGAAGAACTTCCTATAATGATTGCATAATGGCTAGACCAAAATTACCAGAAATAGACAAATTAAAAAAACGAGTCAGGAAAAGATATCCTGGCTCTTATTGTGTTCAAAATTCTATAGGAGAATATTATATAGAATGGCAATCAGAAAATTTAAATGATACATTCTTAATGGAAAATAGTTCTTCAGAAATAGAAGCGTGGAGACAAGCTACTATAACAGCTAAACACGAACAACATATCAATAGAACACATCCTTTAAAAGCATTAATGTCGCAAGAACAAAAAAATCAAAATAAAGAACGTATAACTAGAAGAATAAGAAAACTATGACACCTAAAACAATTAATCAATCCTGGGCAATACCAGAAAAATTTATTGAAAGATATGGAAAAACATGGGCAGAAATTGATTTTGAAATAAATCCAAAATTATCTAACTACATGTTTAGAAATGATCCATTAAACACAACGGTTGGAACATTATTAATATGTGGTAAAAGAATTTCATTAAAATATAAACAATTGATAAATTCTACTACGGTAATGGATCAATATAATGCAGATATATTTTTTAACAAGCCTAATAAAGATGAAACAATTGCAGTAAATATTTTTAATAATACATTATATTTAAAGAAACATGAAGTAACAAAATTATCAGAAACTATTTCAGATTCTTGTGACACAATTATGAAATCTTATAAGTTAGGTCTATATTTATAATAAAGAAAAATGAATAAATATAAATACTTTTTTAAATCTGATACATCAAAAGAATCTATAGGAAATGTTACTGCTAAAGATTTAAACGAAGCTTATATTAAAGCATCATATATTAAAAAATTAGCTCCAATGCATTTTAAAGAATTATTTGATGTCGAACAAATTAATGTATAATACACTTGAAAATATAACTATTAGATTACCAGAATTAAATTATTTTCAACAGTTATTATATAAAGATAAAATATCATATTTTTTAGAATTATTCGAAACTACAATACATTCAACAAATTTTTCTAGCACAACATTACAAGAAGGATTACAAGACTTTTTTAACGAAATATCAGAAGATGAATATGATGAAATGCCATTTTTTGAAAGTTATGATATCAATGCTGGAAATAATACTAATCGTGTAGATATTCTTGTTGATAGAGAAAATTTAGTAGTTGAATCTAATAGTTTAAAAGCAGTACGAAGTATTCGAGATAAATTTTTAGATAATGGATATTTATTAATGCGTGATAAGATTGATGAAAAATTATTTCGCAATGGAAAAATAACAAAATACCTTAGGGTATATAAAATCATAGGTAGGGCATCCCACTTATGTTATAATTGAGATACGGTAGGTCTCAAAAATTAAATTAATAACGGTTAGCTAATGCAACCATAAAACACAGGAGGTTTAAAATGACACATTTTAAAGAAACATTATTACTCAATGATTTCGATTTAGTTTGGAAAAACTTTTTCGATCAAACATCTAAATTTTTACCGGTAACATCAAATAAAATGAATTATCCAGTTGATATATTTACAACGGATACTGGAATACAGTTTGAAATTGCTGCAGTAGGTTTAGAAAAATCTGATATTGAAATATTAACAGAAGGAGAAACGTTAAGAGTTCGATATAACAAAGACAAAGAAGAAAAACGTGAATTTATTCACAAAGGAATCGCAAAAAGAGCTTTTGATTTTGCTTGGAAAATATCTAAAGAATTAGATTTAACTAAAGCAGGAGCAAAAATGGAAAAAGGATTGTTAGCAATTGATATTCCATATGCTAAAGATAGAGCGCCAAAGCGTTTAACAATAAAATAAGTTATATGAGACCTACCAACTCATTATGTTTTCTACCAACTATAGAATTTCAAAATAAAAGATTTAATGTTCGTAGATTAGTTAAAGAAGATCCAGATGAAAATATTGAATTTTGGAAATCATTAATTGATCATGATATTGTATTACGTAAAGATGGTTATTTATGGTTTTTAATTGAAATTTCAGATGCAGAAATTATTGAAGAATGAAAAAGAAAAAATTACCTAAATATGTTCAAGATATATTTAAAAAACAACAATTTAAAATTGGAGACACTGTTAAGTGGGAATTCTTAGGTGAATCTGGATGGGGTATTGTTAAAAAAATATTAAAAGCAAATGATAAAATTACTTACATGGTTAAAACAGGCAAGTATACGTATCCTTGCGGTATTCAAATCAAAGAATACTCGAGCTACTATGCCGGATCAATCGACTATGAGACTTCAAAAAATAGATCAAATAATGTCAAAGCCGGAGTTTCAACAACTAAAACACGAACTAGTAATAAAGCAAGGAAACGACTTTCTGGATCTGATAGCAACCCAATATCAAATACAAGATCTAACAGTAGGTCAAAGAATGATACTAGGAATGGCCATGGACAACACATTAAAACAGATTCAAGAAGCACAACAACAATTAAAACAACAGAATTAGATAATGAATTTGAAAAACAGAAAAATTTTCTGCGCAGATTTACATAGTCTAATATTTATTAAAAAAGGAAAATTATGGATAAAATAAAAAACATAGTTAATTCATCATGGTTTAAAGCAGCTGCTATAGGCGGTATAGGTCTTTTACTATTATTAGATAAAAATATATTTTACTCTGGTATTGCATTTGGTATTGCAGTAAGAGAGTTTTTATTAGTATTTAAAAAATAAAAACAAGAAAGGTTATAAAATGTCATCAAGATTTACAAAAAAAGAACAAGTTTTAGATTTAGTAGTCGACTCTGCAGATATAGTTCGATCATTAGGTAGAAGTATTGAAAAGGGTAAAGTAGATCCAGCATCTGCATTAAATAATTTAGCATCAGCTTTAAGAAAGTTAGAAACTGCTACTGAGCATTTAAGAAAATCATGAAAAAAATATTTCCGTACATTGTACTAGTAGCAGCGTTATCGTTAGCTTCATCAGCTGCATATTATAGTGTCTACGGAATTAGTAAATTATTTTCAGCTGCAGCAATATCAGTTGCTATAATGGCAGGAACATTAGAAGCGTCAAAACTTATTGCTGCAACTTATCTTCATAGATATTGGAAAAAAATAAATTTTTTATTTAAATTATACTTAACATCAGCTGTATTAATTTTAATGATAATAACATCTATAGGAATATATGGATTTTTAACAGCTGCATATCAAACTACGGCTAATGAATTATTCGTAATAAATAAACAATCAGCTGTAATAGAAATGAAAAAATCTAGATATACAGAACAATTAGATGGATATATATCAGAAAAAAATCAATTAGCTAATTCTATTACAGAATTAACAAAGGGTCTTTCAAATAATAAAGTACAATGGAAAGATAAAGAAACCGGCCAAATTATCACATCAACTTCAAGTAGAACAAGGAAAGTATTACAAACTCAATTAAATGATTTTAAAATTCAAAGAAATAATGTTTCAATTAAAATTGAATCATTAACAGATTCAATAACAAAACTAGATCTACAAGTTTTAGATTTACAGTCTAATTCAGAAGTAGCTAATGAAATAGGTCCATTAAAATATGTATCAGAATTATTAAATCGTCCTATGAATCAAGTAGTAAATTGGTTTATATTAATTTTTATATTTGTGTTTGATCCGTTAGCAGTAGTATTATTAATTGCTGCAAATAAAGCTTTTGATATTTTAACTCCAGATACAAAAGAAAATATATATGGAGAAAAAATAATTATCGATGATGAAGAAGCAGAAAGAAGAATGGATATTATAGGCCAAAATGGTAATGAAGGATTACATTACGAGGATGAATCTCCACCATCTCCCCCACCAGGAAGAACAATAATAAAATCATGAAAAAAGAAAAATCAACAAAAAAGTTACAATGTAGATGTAAAGACTGTACTAATATAGTAGAAGTTGCAAAAACATCTTTATCAGTAGTATGTTCTTTTTGCACATTTAAAATGGCAGAAGGCATATTGGAATATTCCAAATAATTTATTATAATAAATAAAAAGTTATGTTAGAAGCTGAAAAAATTAAATCCAATTGGGATGAATATAGAAAAAGAGTTAATACATTATTTCCAGATAGAGCGGATAAATTAAATAAACTATATGATGAATACGAAGAAAGAATAGTTATGATGCCAGCATCGTCAGTTGCACATTATCATAATGCATTTGCTGGAGGATATATAGATCATGTACTTAGAGTAATGGACTGTGTAGAAAAATTATATGATTCTTGGAAAAGTATGGGATCTGATATGTCTGGATATTCTAAAGAAGAAATGATGTTTGCTGCTATGCATCACGATTTAGGAAAATGCGGATTTCCAGGTAAAGGAAGAGAAGTATATCAAGTAGAAACATCTGATTGGCATAGAAAAAATATGGGAAGAATGTATAAACATAATCAAAATATTCCTTTCACAATGGTGCCAGATTTATCTATTTATTTGCTACAAAAATATGATATAAAATTATCTTGGAATGAATATCAAGCTATAAGAATACACGACGGTATATATGATGATGCAAATAAACCATATTTTATTGCTAGATCAGCACAAGCTAAATTAAAAAATAATTTACCATTAATATTACATCACGCAGATCATATGGCATCTCAAATTGAATATGAAAGATGGAGAAATAAAGAAAATAATTCTGCTAAACCTGTTAATGTTAAATCAAAAGCTACTAAAAAGTCAGCTATAAAAAATTTAGCAGAACAAAATCCAGACATCGATAAATCAATTACAGATATATTTAAAACATTTAATGCATCATGATTGAAATTATATTATTAATATTATTATCAGGAACATTATCTTATTTTGTTTATAGAGCGTATATATTAGCTGGTACAGTTGCTGATCAAGAAGAATATATTCAAGAATTAGAAGATATGTCTCAATACATGTATGATCAAATTGAAGAATCATATAATCAAATGAAAAGAATTGATCATAAAGGATCTTTTGCAGAAGATGATGAAGCAGGTACTACATTTACATTATTAAAAGACGTAGTAATAAATTTAGAAAAGGAATTTAATGCCGAGACGGAAGAAAAAAAGTAATAGATATTGGACAAAAGTAACAGAATATGCTGTTGCATCATATAACCGATGTAACGATAAACAAATTCTTAAAGAACGAATATATCGTAGATTTATATTTCCAGCTTTTATTAAATTAACAGAAAACTTAATTAATAAAATGAAACCAGAATATATAGATTCTTCATTTACAGATTTACAAAACGATTTAGTTACGTATTTAACTATGAGATTGGATAAATTTAATCCAAATGCTGGTAAAGCATATTCATATTATACTAGAACTGCGTTTAATTATTTAATAGCTGAAAATCAAAAAGGATATTCTAAATTAAAAAAGACTACAGAACCAATAAATATCGACGAACAACGTAATGTTCAAATAGAAATACATAATAATGAAATGAAGGACACATTACGACACTTCATGGATGCATATGTACAATATTGTTATGATAATTTAAATTTTATTTTTACAAACGAATCAGATATACATGTTGCTGATTCAATATTGCATATATTTGAAAATCGTCAAAATATAGAACAATATAATAAAAAAGCATTATATGTATTCATCAGAGAGCGTACAGGATTACAAACTAATAATATTACAAGGGTAATTAAAGTCTTAAAAAAATTATACGTAGAAAAGTTTGAAGAATATGAACGTACAGAATACGTGAATTTACCCTTTTGATATTTATTATTAAAAGGATCCGTTATGGATATTAAAGATCATTTATTTAAAGGTACTAGTTTTTCTGATTTAATGTCAGACGTCTATCATAATTCAAAAAAGAAAGATAGACAAATAAATCAGTTAATATCACAATTACAACCACTTATACGAACAGCGTCTGATGCTACTATAATTGTTCCTTTAATTAAAGAATATTTAGATGTTGCTGTTAAAAATGATGATCATTTAGTTAAATTAACTGCTATTACACAACGATATATATCTACTACTCAAACTATAAGTGGCGAATCTTCTTTATTAAGTGATGAAGAAAAAAAACAATTATTAGATATGGCATCTAAAGATTTTGAAGAAGAATTAACAGAAGAAATTGAAAAACTAGATAATGAAGAAAAAGAATTACAAGAAAAAATTTCAAACGTAAAAGAATCATTGGAGAAAAATAATGATAACTGAAAATTCAGTAGAATTTGAGTTAGCTGAAGTATTAGAAACGTATATTAAAACATACCAATGGATTCCAACAGATGCTTCACAAAAAATTGACAAATCAACAACAGATGATTTATTTAGTATACGAGTTAGAACATATAATGAAGAAGAAGGTCGGCCTTTTTTAGCAAGACCTTGTAATTCTAATATTAAACAAATTCCATTAGTTGGGGAACACGTTTTAGTTTTTAGAGCAATTAATCAAGAATCTACAACTGATAAAAGAAGAGGCCAATGGTATTATTTTCCTGCCATATCAATACAATCTGCAGTTAATAATAATTCACTTCCTGGTATTGCTAGAAATAGAGGTAATGATGTTAATGAAGTTCCACAAAATATTGCAGAAAAACCATTAGGCGAAACATTTGAAGAACAAGTTGTATCACCACTACAACCATATGAAGGAGATATTTTAATTGAAGGTAGATTTGGTAACAGTATACGATTGGGAAGTACAATACAATTAAATTCATCTGCAACTATAGATGATATAGATAAAAGATATACACTATCACCGAGTTGGAATGGTAATTTAAATTCAGATCCAATTATTATATTGTCAAATGGACAAATAAATAAAAAAAATAAAGAATTTGTAGTTGAATCGTTTGATACAGATCAAGCTTCTTTATATTTAACTTCAACACAACAAGTTTCTGACGCTGGTATTAATTTAGAATTAAATAAACATACTTCTATATCTGAATTTAATACTTCTCAATTAATTGGATCTGCAAATAGAATTGTATTATCTGCTAAAACAGATTCTATTATATTAAATGGATCTAAAAGAATATCATTAATTTCAAGAGAAGGTACTAGATTAGGTAAAGATGATGCTAGTAATCCTATAGTAAAAGGAAAAGAATTAAAAGAAATTTTAGCAGATTTAATAAATGTTATATTATCAGGTGTAGTATATGAACCAGCTGGAATAATATCTACACCTTTACAAAAGCAAAAATTATTAGATATACGAGCTAAACTAAATAATATAAACAGTAAAAATCATTTTTTAGATACATAATATGTTAACACCACCATTAAATAAAATACCAATTATACCAAATCAATTAACGGGTATATTAGACAAACAAATTACAAAATATTTAGATCAAATATTATTACAAGTAACAACAGCTGTTTCTGAAGCAATTGCATTACCAGATGATATTAAATGTGATGATCCTAGAATAGACGCACTTAGAAAAAGAATTGAAGCTGTTAACGAATTAATTCAAAAATTACAAGAAATTATACCAATTATTGATAAGATAACAGGTGGACTAAATACTATTATTGGAATAGCAAATTCAATAAAAGCATTACAGTTATTAAATCCAGTAACAGCTCCATTAGTATTAATACCTGAATTAATATTAGCCCAAAATTTAACTATAGCAAACGCAAATACAGCTGTTAAAGAATTAATAACTACTCTAGCACCTAAAATAAATGCTAGTTTACAAGACGCAGTTGCTAGTTTAGTTCCTGTAGCTAATATTATAAGTCAAACATGTAATGAAGATGCGTCTTCATTATCAGGTACTCAAAATTTACAAAATGCAATTAATGATTTAGATTATGGAGATACTATACCAGGATATCCAGGAGGCAGATGGATATTAATATCTGGATCAGGCGTTCAGGGATCACCAACTAGTGTTCCTCCAAATCCTAGTAGTCCATTTAACGATGGCGATGGAACATGGTTATATTCGGGTATAGGATATGATAATCCGAATGGTATTAGCTGGGGATCAGAACAAAGTAGAAACGAAGATGCTACAATTGGTACTGAATTTTATACTGAACAAAATGTTTCAATTGATGATATGAAACAACAACTAGCATCAATAACACAATTAGTATCATCACAACAAGATTTATTAACATCGTTACAAGAAGCACCTGCTCAATCATTTAATGGAACAACCCCTCCAACTAATGATTTAGGTAAAATTGGAGACTATTATGTCGACACTGCTAATAAAAAAATATACGGACCTAAAATAAATACTGGCTGGCCAACGCCCGTAAATTATTAATGTTAATATTTATAAAAAAAGAAGAAAAATTATGGAACAAAAATTTATTACAATATTACGTAAAGTTATAAGAGAAGAATTAAAAACGGTTATAAAAAGCGAATTAACTGAAATTTTGTCAGAAGGATTAAAAACTACAGTTAATGAGATAAAAAATAACAATATAAATAAATCAAAATCGTCTCATAAAATAAATTCTAAAAATACATTTAAAGAAAATAAATTTGCAAATATTTTAAATGAAACTGAAAAATTAGTAGAAAGTAGAACATCAGCTGATTATGCAGATTTAATGAATGAAGATATTGTCATGACTTCTAAAAATGCACAAGGATTTGGAATGCAAAGAAATATGAGTCAAGTAGCTACAATAGCAGATCCTGAGTCAGGACAACAAATGCAAGTCGATCCTAGTATACAAAAGGCAATGACAAGAGACTATTCTGCGTTAATGAAAGCAATAGATAGTAAGAAAGCAAGATAATAAATGGGATATAAAGTTCTTCCTATAAACGATATAAACTTAACTCCAAATGTTGCAATTGGTGTAAAATTTCCTTTTGACGGAAAAGGAATATTTCAAAAATCATTTACAACTGATGAACAAGCATCTACTAATATAAAAAGTTTATTACTAACTAGAAAAGGAGAACGATTTGAACAACCAAATTTTGGTACTGATTTATTAAATGCATTATTTGAACCAAATACGTCTGAATTAAAAACGTTTATCGAAGAAACAATAACAACTGCAGTTGCTTTTTGGTTACCATATATTGAAATAGTTGATTTAGATATTGCAACACAAGAAGATGATCCATTATTAATACATAAAATTCAAATTAAAATAACATTTTCAGTAACAGGTACAGGATCAGAACAAGTAATAACAATATTTGCAGGAGAAGATGGAATAGTAACTATTGAATAAGGTAAATTATGGAGATAAAAAAAGATATATCATACTTAGGAAAAGATTTTGGTCAATTTAGAAAAAATTTAATAGATTTTACAAAACAATATTTTCCAAATGATTATACAGATTTCAATGAATCATCTCCTGGTATGTTATTTATGGAAATGGCATCTTATGTTGGTGATGTATTAAGTTATTATTCTGATAATAATTTAAAAGAATCATTATTAGAACAAGCTGCGGAAAGAAAAAATATATATGACTTAGCAAAAACATTAGGATATCATGCTAGAAATGTTATTCCGTCATATACTACATTAGACGTATTTCAATTAGTACCAGCAATCGGATCAGGAGTTAATAATCGTCCAGATTATACATTTGCATTAAGTATAAAGTCTGGACTTCGTGGTAAACAAAATAATGGACCTACACAATTTAGAACATTACAAGATGTAGATTTTACTTTTTCATCGTCTTTAAATCCAACTGAAGTAACAGTGTATGAAAGTGATGATGCTACTGGTGAGCCTACATATTATTTATTAAAGAAACAAGCCCCTGCAGTATCAGGAAATGTTAAAACAGCAACATTTACATTTGGATCTCCTAAACCGTATGATAAAATTGTTATTAATGATTCTAATATTATAGATATTATTGGTATAACTGAATCTGACGGAGATGCATGGACTAAAGTTCCATATTTAGCACAAGATACTGTTTTTACTGAATTACCTAATTTAATAGAAAATGATCCAGATTTTGCACAATTTAGAGACTCATCTCCATTTTTATTAAAATTAAGAAAAACATCAAAACGATATGTTTGTAGATTACGAAGTAATAATACTTTTGAAATACAGTTTGGAGCTGGTATAAGTGATAATAATGATGAAGAAATTATTCCTAATCCAAAGAATGTTGGAAATGGATTGCAAGGATTTTCAAGAAATTTAGATGTTGATATAGATCCATCTAATTTTTTATATACAAGAGCATATGGACAAGCTCCTTCAAATACAACGTTAACAGTTACATATTCAACCGGAGAAGGAGTAAATGACAATGTTACTTCAGGAGTAGTAACCGATATACAATTTGTAGAATTTTATGATGATCCTAATAGCACATCTAGTGCATCAATGTTAAATTTTGTCAAATCTAGTTTAGCAATAAATAATCCCAATCCAGCTACTGGAGGTAAAACTGCAGACACTACTCAAGATATTAAAAATAATGCAATGTCAAACTTTGCAACTCAAAACCGTACAGTAACAAAAAATGATTATATTATTAGATCATATGCAATGCCTTCTAAATTTGGATCAGTTGCAAAAGCATATATAGTTCCAGATGATCAATTATCACAAGGAAAATTTGTTTCAAATCGTGTTCCTAATCCATTAGCATTAAATTTATATGTATTAGGTTATAATCAAAATAAAAATTTAACACAACTAAATGATGCAGTTAAAAATAACTTGAAAAATTATTTATCATATTATAGAATGTTAACAGATGCTGTTAATATTGCAGATGCATTAATTGTTAATATAACTATAGATTTCGAAATAATAATTAGAAATAATTATAATTCAAACGAAGTATTATTACAATGTATTGATGTTCTTAAATCATATTTTAATGTTGATAATTGGCAAATTAATCAACCAATTCTAAAAGCTGAGGTAATGAACGTTTTAGGAGCTGTAGGCGGAGTACAAAATGTTGTCGGAATAGATTTTAAAAATGTATATGACTTAAATGTCGGATATTCAGGAAATGTATATGATTTAGTAGGAGCTACAAAACAAGGAGTAATATATCCTCCATTAGATCCTGCAATATTTGAAATTAAATATCCTAATCAAGACATTAAAGGAAAAGTAGTAAATTATTAAGGTAAAAAATGTTTAAAATAATATATCCATCAGCTGACGCAACATTATATGAATCATTATCAACATATAATACTGGATTAGATGAAGTATTAGAAGTAGGAAAACGATTAAGTACGTCTGGAAGTAATTTTTTAAAGTCAAGATCGTTAATTAAATTTGATATGAATGATGTAACTAATGCAGTCGACAAATATAATGTTGATTTAAATAGTTGTAAATTTATGTTAAAACTTTATACGACTCATGCAAAAAATTTACCAGCAACCTATACAATAGATGCAAATCTAGTAGGAGATGATTGGGATAATGGAACAGGATTCCAAAATGTAACAACTCCAATTGTTGATGGATGTTGTTGGGATAGTCCCAAATCAGGATCATTCTTTTGGACTTCTGGATCTCAATTACAACAAGTAAATGAAACAAGTTTATATATAAGCGGATCTGGAAAAGGTGGTAGTTGGTTATATCAATCAGGATCTGGAGTTTATAGTTCTAGTTTTTTCTCACAATCATTTTTTGATCAGCCTGGATTAAATGTCTCTGAATCATTTGATTTACGACCTACTGATCTTAATATAGATGTTACAGGAGCAATTATTACTTGGATAAGTGGATCAGATAATAAAACAATTCCTAATTATGGATTTTTATTAAAATTTTCAGAAGAAGATGAAGCTAGCACAAATGTTTCTGGATTTGTAAGATTTTTTAGTAGAGATACTCATACTATATATGTTCCTAGAATATTAATGTTATTTGACAAATCATCATTTGATACAGGATCGCTATCAGAATTTGATTTAGATTCATATAAAATATATACAAATTTACAAAAAGAATATAAAGATACTAGTGTAAATAAAATTAGAATTTATGCTCGAGATAAATATCCACAAAAATCTCCAACTAATTTATTTCCGCAACAAACCGTAAAATATTTACCAGCAGATACATTATATTCAGTTATTGACGCAGGAACTGAAGAAGTTGTTATACCATATGATTCTCAATATACAAAAATAAGTTGTGACTCTATAGGAAATTTTATTAATATTGATATGACAGGTTTAATGCCTGAGCGATATTATAGATTAGCATTTAAAGTAGTTTCTGGTTTTTATGAAGAATTTATTGAAGATGATTTATTTTTTAAAGTTGTAAGATAATATGTTAATAAAAAATTTAAAAAAATATCCAAAACAGTCCCAATTGGGATCTAATATTAGTAATATATTAGGAAATGCTCAAGGGATTGTACATCAAGCTGTAAGTAATGCAGTACAAGAAAATTTATATACAGCTGGTGGTGAATATGAATTGCCTGATGGAACTGAATTCATAGGAGATTATCATATTCATCCAGTACAAGGACCCATGGTTGGGGCTACTCATTCGAGAGGTGCACATGCTTCATTAACTTCAATTAACACTTTAAGTTCTAATAGACCAATTATTCCTGTAAATACTAATAGACCAACTACAACTGTCGGCGGAGCATTAGTAGGAAGATCTAATACCGGAATGGCTCCTCCACCACCAATAGCTCCTACTATGCTATCTGATTTAGAATATGAAAAATATCGTGTTAGTGGATCTGTATATAAATCAAATATTAAATCATTTAATGATCGTGATTTAAAAGGAAATATACAATTAAATGAAAGTGCTAGTTTAATATCTGGTAATATCAATGAAAAATTAGTATTTGAACCAATTTCAAATAATTTTACAAATAGATCTGTTTTATCTGCAATTGATACCCAATTTACATTTTTTAAATTTCCAGCACAAATATCAACCACTGTTCAAGATTTAGAATTTGATGAATCAACATTAGATATTGATGTACAAGCTAGTATATTAAGCGATCCATATCAAGGTAAATTAATTAGAAATCAAGCAGACTTTAGTAAAGGACTTTATCTTGTACAAGGAACAGGAAAACGAAAATTTGAAATAAGAGCTAATAGTATATGGGCATTAAAAAATAATTTGAATCCATTTTCAAATATAAATGATAATATAGATGGTAAAGATGCCGGCCAAAGAAATGATACGGGCGATGATGGTGTTTTAGATAATACGTTTTTAAATGTATCTCCAGGAATTTTTGATGGGTATGAAATTTTAGATCCATATTATCCAGAAGATGCATTTGCAGAAGGAAATGTATATGGAAAAATACAAGTTACACTAACAGAACGATATACAGGATTACCATTACCAACACAACCTTCTCCTAAATATGCAATTGAAATAATAGGTAGTAGTTTTGGTAAGATAGAATATAGTGATATTAAACCTGATACTTTTAATCCCTCAGATGTTGACTCTGTAAGGAGAAATAAAACAACAAGACTTGCTGAATTTGATATTGATGAAATGTTAAACAGTACTATACAAATTAATGGTAATTTACCAGATGATTCAAGTTTTACTGGTACATATAATGACTCATATGCAAACTATCTATCTAATAATGTAAGTATAGATTTAACAAATGGATCTTCTTATCTTAATTTTGTACAAAATGCATTTAGAAATTTTGTTGCGGGAAATAGTCAAGGATGGGATATTCAACAAATTGCTAAAAGAGATATAAAACCTAAAAACTTTTTAGATGGATTAAAAAGTCCTGGCGATCCGTCTGGTAATTCAGGATGGGGCGGAAATGTAACATATTATAGAATACAATCTGGTAGATTAGATGAAGAGGATGAAAAAACTAGATTATATAGACTTAGAATTCCAATTCCATCAACTGCATTAACAAATAACGGATATAGTTATAGAATATACGAAAATAATACAGATATTACTAATTTGCTTTTAACCAGTACTGGAATTCGAGCTAAGACACATGAAAATATTGCAGCTAATTCTGGAGTACCTTTTGAAGATACTACAAATCCTTCAAATGATCGTAATGGATTTTCTTTAGATATGAATGAAGTATTTCCAAACAATTCATTTCCTAAAAATTCTACAAGAAATATTGAAATTGAAATTGACACATTTGCTCCAGCTGGAAATACTGTCGACTTATCATTTATATTTGTTGGATTAAATAGATGGGCTAATGGAACTTCAAATTCAGTTGGATCTGATATTCCAACCACCTCCATACAAGTTGTTCCAAATACTATTCTGTTTGAAACTCCAAGTTCTGGAGATCAAATGTGGAATTCTAATACACAAGATTACAGTCGAAATTACGATAGAGTTGATAATCTTAAAAATTGGAAAGGCTATAATAATGACGGCGGACAATATTTAGAAACCAATTGGAATAGTTCTACTAATATTAGAAAAGTTCCTAATGGAAATGGAGTATATTATGGATTTATAAACTAATAGAATGTATATATGTTAAAACAATATTCAAATAAAAAACAAATAATAGATGCTCCAAGTGCTATTGAAGCACAACGATATTCTGGTGTTGATAAGAATACATTTATTAGAAATATTAATCAATTTATTTTTAATCAAGCTTTTCCTGACGTAGAGTTTCATGTATATGCAGGAGAAGATTGGATTACTGGAAAATATGATTCTGTAAATTTATATAGTATAATTGATAAATCAAAATTTATTGATGAAAATAATAATATAATATTAAGTAATTTTCCTTTAAAATTAGATTTATTTGAACAATTTAATGACTTAAGTTTAACAGCTGGTAATTACAGATTCATATTAAATTTCTTTGAAAATAAAATTGGTAATTACAATTCGCCAGCATTAGCTATTGATAAAATAGCTCCAAATAAAAAAGAAATACGTTTACGATTAATTGACGATCAAAACGGACAACATTTACAAGGAATGGCTAGTTGGGCAGCAAATGTAAATCAAACTGCATTTAATACTCAAACACATGAAACATATGTATTAAATTTTGGACGTAATCAAACAATACATTTTGTTAATAGTGTTATTATAGGAAAATATTTATTTGTCAAAACATTAGATCCTGTCGACACTTCAATGTTTAAAAAGAATTTTAAATGTTGGGTATCCAAAGAACTTAAATTACCATATGTAGATTCAGTATCAATTACACCAGCAGCTATTATAGAGCAATTTAATACTTTACAAGGTGTTAATTGGCAAGCGTATGATGATGCATTTATGTCATCTGAAACTACATTAAAAAATTGGAATGACTTATTAGGATCATCATTACAAACATCTCAGCAAATTATTGATACTTATTTTTCAGGATCATTATCAGGAGTAAATTTAAATATTGATTATACCGATTTTAATAATTTTGTTTTTTATAGTTCGGCTACAGAGCGATTATCAAATTTTAAATATAAATTAGAACTTCTAGAATATTATACAAAACAATCTGCATCTAATTCTGCATTAAGTGGAGGAACATCTACAACAAATGCAGCTGATTTTAAATCATTACATGATAACTTAATTGGAACATTTGATCATTTTGAAAACTTTTTATATTACAAATCTGAATCAGGATTATTTACTAATGACATTCCATTAATTGATCCAAATGTATCATTCATAACAGGTAGTTATATAACACCAGTACCAAAAAGTAATTTGAATAGACCATATACATTGTATTCTGTTTCTAGTAGCAATTTTGAAAATTGGTATTCTGGAACATATTCTTCTGCATCATTATATGATAAACGTAATAATAATCGTTTAACAAGAACAGTACCAGAATTTATTTTATTAGATGAAAAAAATGAACAGTTAGAAACATTTGTAAATATGTTAGGACATCATTATGACTTATTGTATACATATACAAAAGAAATGATGAAAATACATAATAGAGATGAACATCCTCAAGTTGGAATGCCAAATGAATTATTATATTCAGTTGCAAAACAATTTGGTTGGACTTTAACAAATGGACATCAATATCAAAATTTATGGGAATATATATTAGGCACTGACGAATCTGGAACTCCTTTAACTGGATCTAATACTGTTGGAGAACCTTCATTACCAGGCCGAGAAATGACTTATTTAGTATGGCGTAGAATTGTAAATAATATACCAGCATTATTAAAGTCAAAAGGAACAAAACGAAGTATTCAAGCATTATTAGCATGTTATGGTGTACCACAATCATTAATAACAATAAAAGAATATGGCGGTCCTAGAATTGCAAGAAAACCAGTATATGAAAAACTAAATTTTGATTATGCATTAGATTTAATAGATAATAGTGCTGGTATTGTACAAGTAGATTATAAGCAACCAATCAATTCAGTTGAATTAAGATTTAAAGTAGATGATGTAATAAAAAATCCTACAGTACCAAGTTCAATGAACTTATATTCTATCGGATCTAATAATGTTACTATTGATTTTGTACGTGGAACATTAGGTACATTAAGTATAAATGGAAGTGCTACACAACAAATTGAATGTTATAATGGAGAATATTTAAATACCATATTAAGAAGTGGTTCATTAGGAACATTAGAATTAGTAGTACAAAAATCAAAATTTGGAAAAATTGTAGCTGCAGTTTCTTCTTCAGCAACAGCAAATTTTGCCAGTACTGGAACATTGACGATAGGAGGAACTTCTGGTGGTTCTAGATTAGAAGGACAAGTACAAGAACTACGATTATGGACATCTAGTTTGCAAGATGATCCATTTACTAATCATACAAAAGCTCCTTCTGCGTATGATGGAAATAATAGTGCATATGATGAATTAGTATTTAGATTACCATTAACAGAAAATATAAATCATTCAATAACTTCTAGTTTGGGAGGAGTAGAACCAATTTCTTCTAGTATTTCAGCATCATTTATTGGGTGGAGTTCTGATAATCCATATGATTCACTTGAAGAAACATATTATTATGATGGTATTTCTATAGGAGCTGGAACCTATGATGATAATAAAATTCGTATAGAACCATATACATTAACTGATAATTTGAGTAGCACTAATAGAGCTTCATTAGCTAAATATGATACGGCTCCATTGGATTTAAATAAATTAGGAGTATATTATTCTCCTCAAACAATGATAGATGAAGATATTATAGCACAATTAGGATATCAAAGATTAGATCAGTTTATTGGCGATCCAGAAGATATGAATAAAAAATCATATCCAGAATTAATACAATTAGCTGCGTCATATTGGAAAAAATATAGTAGTAAAAATGATATTAATGCATTTATTGAATTATTTTCATTATTTGATTTATCATTTTTTAGGCAATTAGATCAATTAATACCAGCTCGTGTTGATAAAATAAAAGGATTATTAATACAACCTAATTTACTAGAACGAAGCAAAGATTCAGTTTTTAGTAAACCTGTACAATATAAAAATAATACATATTCTTCATCAATTGATGACATTCCTCCAGTTATAAGATCTATTAATAACACATTTACTTCTTTATTGTCTGACACATCTCCTGATTTAATTGCAAAAGTTAATAATACGTCCGGATCGTTAGCTATTAGAAACATGTATGTAGCAAATAGTTCAGCATTAGGTCATAATATTAATGCAAATATTTCTGCAGAAGCTTCTTTAGGTGCAATAAATCACAGATATAATGGGTGTAAATTAACCGGCCCTGGAATTAATATTCCAACACAAAATTTTCCAGATGGAGCTCCTGTTATAACTAAAACTAAAGTTGAAACTAGCAAATTGCGCACAGGCGAAGGAAATACTGATAAAATATTTAGTGGTGATAATGATGACGAAATAATAATAAAAGAAGATCCAGAAGTAATAATTAGTAAAAATGATCCTACAATTGAAACTATAAAAAATAATCCAGTTAAACCTGGAGGTAGTATTTATAAACGTAGTGAAGAAACACCTATTAAAAAACCACCAACTACAAAACCAATTAATAGAGGGCAAGGTGGGAAAACAGAAAATACTAAACCTGTAACAAGAAGAGGTAATACAACAAGAACAAATACAAGAAGTGGTGAAACAACAAGAAGTGGTGAAACAACAAGATCTAATCAAACTTCAAGAACAAATACAAGAAGTAGTGAAACAACAAGATCTAATCAAACTTCAAGAACAAATACAAGAAGTAGTGAACCAACTAGAACAAATACAAGAAGTAGTGAACCAACAAGCAATAGGTCAAATACAAGAAGTAGTGAACCAACAAGCAATAGGTCAAATACAAATAATAGATCAAATAGAAATAATAGATCAAATAGAAATAACTACTAAAAATTTTTGATTATGATATTTATTAAAAATAAAGGATATAAACATGGGATATTTAGATAATACATCAATAACGGTTGATGCAATATTAACAAATAAAGGACGTGAATTATTAGCACAAGGAGCTAATGCGTTTAATATTACACAATTTGCGTTAGGAGATGATGAAATAGATTATACGTTATGGAATCCTGCAGATACTAGAGGTACTGCGTTTTATGGATCTGTAATAGAAAATATGCCAGTAACAGAAGCTATTCCAGAACAAACTAAAGCTTTACGATATAAATTATTATCATTGCCAGGAAATAACGCTCAGTATATACCAAAAGTATCTTTAACTCCGCTAGCTCCAGGAACAGTCAATGGAGATGGAGGAACAATTACATTTAACATTGCAACATCAAATTATCCAAATGCAAATCAAACATTAGGATATACTGCGATATTACAAAGTGATGCATTTGGAACGTTATCACCAGCTGCTGGTACAGCTTTACAACAACAACCAGCTATTTCTACAGATCCTGGATCAATTGCTGTTGTTGGTACTGGTAAATTTGATTTAATTGTTGGGCCAAATCCATCAACTACAAAAACAAGATCAACAACATTAACATTCTTTGCAAACGAAACAGGAGGTGAAATTTCTGTAGATGTAACTCAAGCTATTAGAACTGCTTTAGCTTCTACTATTGTAGCGAATAATATTGCAACTTTTTAGGATATTAAAATGAATCAATTAATTTTAAAATTAAAAAAATTATCAAATCAAAGTCAAACATTTCAACAATTAGGAATCAATGATATAATTGACGCGTCTAAAGAAACAGTTACAGATGCGTTATGGAGTGATGATGCATCAGCATTATCAACATTTTTTACATCTTCAACATTAACTAATGCACAAAAAGAATATTATGTTAATGTAAGTCAAAAAGCACCTAATGATACTGGGTCAGCTGTACAATTTGCTATAGCATTTGGTGATCAACGTGGGAGTGGATCTTTAAATAATGGTGGTGGAACATTAGGAGATGCTCCAAGTAAAGCAATTTATTCTCAATATAAACAACTTTTATTAGGAGAAGCTGAATCTGCGTTTACATTTGCAACTGGATCATCTACTTATACTACACCTTCGATTTATGTTTTAAATATTCAAAGAGCAAGAACAAAAGAAAGATTAGATCCTGGAAATTGGGAACTGCCATTGGTTAGTATTGGATCGAGAGAAACAAATGGTACCGGTAGTGTTGTTTTAACTGGTACTACTAAATTATTATTAATTGACGATTCGTCTACAGAAACCGGAGTTTCAGAAACAGAAATTGCTGACTCATATAATATAGTTTCTGGAAGTATAACTGATGGTATTCATAAAAGAAATTCAACAGAAATACAATATTATGGAAAAGTTTATCCACAACATAGTGTATTAGTTTTAGATGCAGAAAAATTAGATAGACAATTGGCATTTGATACTAATACCGGATCAAATTCAGCTGGTCATAATCATTATACATTATTTCATTCAATATCTGGATCTGCATCTGCAGGATCAGGATCATTTAAAGCAAGAAATAAAGAAACTGTAAGTAGCACTTTTTATTTTGTAAGACTTTTTAATGGTGATTTTAATTATTCAAATAATCCATCGTATACAACGGGAAGTGATTATCAAATTGTAAACGAAGGTTATTGGACAAATCCAGTATCATATATAACTACAGTTGGATTGTATAATGATAGTCAAGAATTACTAGCTGTTGCTAAATTAAGTCAACCAATTAAAAAAGATAAAAAATCAGAATTAAACATTCGAGTTAAATTAGATTATTAATTTTTTCATTGATTTTAACCCTGTTATATTTATATTAAAATAACAGGGTTTAAACTATTATGTCATCAATTACAGATTATCCCGGAGAAACGGTAAGTGCATTGAAAAAAATTGATCCAAGCGATCTTAAATTTCACACAATGCAATTAAATAAACGTTTTACGATGTTATCTGGGAGTACTACTTTACATACTCCGTTACAAGCATATTATATTGATAAAGTGTTAGAAACATATGTAACTGGCGAACAAAATAGTAATGGAACATATAAAACAATAATATATAAATCAATTGATCAGTTATTTTATAAATTTAATAATAGTCCTACTGATTTATATCAAACGTCTTCAATATTTAGTATACCGCAAAAGAAAATGGGTCAACAAATTAAAAATGACTCTTTTACATATTCTAGTGCTTCATTAAATTTAGCTTCATATAGTTCTGGTTTAGTTTATGATAGTAATATGATTACTTCTTCATTTCCTAACACATTAGTTTTTTATGAAGGATTTAATCAATATTTTAACGAAACAAAAATAGCATATACAGAGAGTCAGAACGTTAGTTATGTAGATGGAGTAACAACTTCAGATGGTAAAGAACAGCCTATAGGATTATCTGCATTATTTTCTGGAAATGGTTATATATCTAGAAATATACAAGGAGAATATAATAAACAAAAAAATTATGCTATTTCATTTTTTATATCAGGAACTAATAGTGCAAATTCAGATCAATTAATTTTGTCAAAAGCAGATCAATTAAGTACATTACCATGTCCATTTAATGTAGAACTTAGTGGTAGCAATCAAATTAAATTTAGTATTCGTGGTAATAATATAAATAATATTGCATTAATTACATCATCTGCAGATGTATCTTCATCTTGGACTCATGTTGTTTGTCAAAAAACTGGTAGTGATATTGAATTGTATATTAATGGAACAAAACATTCGTCTGGTAGTTTTGATTTTTTAACTGATAATTTAAATACATATGTAAATTCGCCAAGTAATATTTCAAACAATTACAATCTAAATATAGGCGGTTATAACACAAATAACACTAATTTACAAGGTTATCTAGATGAAATTAGGATTTATAACAAAGGATTAACAAACTTGGAGATAAGCACTTTATCGGACCGTAGCGAAGGTGGAGGAATGCTTCAAACAAATATTGTTGGAAATGTTTTTAGTAAAAAAGGATTTGTCATAATATCAACTCCAGACTATCGATTTAATAATTTAATAACTAGTGCATATACTGCTAGTTATGAAAGTTCAATTACAATGCATGAAATGAATTCATTATGTAGAATAAATTCTGGAGAGTTCAATGTTACACAAAATCATTCTGCATTAACAGAAAATAATAATCAATATTTAAATTATTTAACTGGTAGTATATTTACTCCATATATAACTTCAATAGGATTATATGACCCAGCTGGACGTTTATTAGCAATTGGAAAATTAGGACAACCAATTAAGAAACGAGATAATGTTGATATGAATATTCTTGTTCGATTAGATTTAGATACAAAACCATTTAAAATATTAAATGAAATTACTTCATCTACAAATACTATAACTACTAATATCAATACTAATACAACTAGTATTCCTACTGCAACAACTAGTACTTCTACCGGTGGAGGAGGGTACTAATGATTAAGTTAAAAAAAATATTAACAGAATTAAGTAGTGATCGTGCAGATCAATTATTAGATAAAATTAAAAATAAACAATTTTCATTTATAGGAAGTGGAGATAACGGAAAAGTATATCAACTTGATGGAGAAGATTTATTATTTAAAACAACTACTGAACCAGATGAAAAAGCAGTAGCTGATGTTATAGTAGGTCGTTCTAATGAATTTAATACATTTATTCCAGTACATTATAGTCATGATACTAAAAACATGTATATTTTAAGTAGAGCTGAAAATTTATCTGAACGAGAAAAATCTGAGTTACAATTATTTTATAATAATTTTAAACAATATATGCGACAAGAAGGTCCTAATGCTACAATATTTGATTATTTAAATACAGAAGAAACAAGACAATACTCAACTATATTAATTAATTTTTTACGAGCTTTAGAACAACAAGTCAGAAAAACTAACATTGGAGATCTAGATCAAACATTAGATTTTAAACCAGACAACATAATGAAATGGAATGGAAATCTGGTAATGATAGATTGGTAATATTTATATAAAATGAATAACAAGAAATATATAGAAAATATAGTATTAGAACAATATTATAAATTAGCAGTAGAATCGCTGTTTGAACAAACTTCTGTTCCCGATTATAAATTACGATCAATAACAATTGACCCGTTAACGGATAAACAAAAATCTGCATTGAAAAAAATACCAGGCCGAGTACGAGGATTTCAAATAATTGTAAAAGGAAAAAATTTAAAAAATAATATTACTCATAAACAAATTGTTAGAACTATACAATTAAGTAAACAATATGGAGATGCCAGTGCATATGGAACAGGAGTTTCTAGACTGTTTGTTGTCGACAAAGTAGATTTAAAGAAAAAAGAAAATAGAAAACAAATTTGGATAGTTTTTATAGCTGAATTAAAAGAGGATGATATAAAAAAAATAAATAAACTACCTAAAATTGGAAATTCAAGTTATATTATTCCTAAATCTAATTTTCGATCTGTTGATCCTGATTTAGATAACAAAGTAACAGTTGTGTCTAATCCAATTAAAGTTGATATAGAAAAAACAGATAATGAAGATGATCCAGTTACATCAAATGATGAAGAAGAAATTACAAAGGTTGATGCAGAAAAACCTACATCTGAAGGAGTTCCTTCGTTGGCACCAATGAAAACTTTTGGCCCGTTCCCAGAAGGTACACCTCCAGCATCAGAAACATATGGATTTACAAATTTAAAAACTGCATTTTCACACGAAAAAAATGGAAGTTATTCAAGAACAAAACCTATGTTGTTAACATTTTTAAAACCATTTCAAAGTATACCTGGATTTGGACTTACTTCTACTAAACGAGAAGGTGAAAGGACTGCAAAGGGATATATATCTGATCATTATTTTAAAAATCCTGCATCATATGGTGTTGATATAGCATTAAAAAATAGTGAAATAAACGTTGGTAGTGAAAAGGACAAAGATGTTGTTAAAAACACTATAGGCGATAAAATATTTTTATCCATAATGAAAGCTATTGGAAAAGGTATTCCAACAAAAGGAGACGTATTTAATGCAAAATATCCAAATAAAGACTTTAGAATTCAAGTAATTTGGAGAGATAAAGATCATTATGATCATATACATGTAGGATTAAAAAATCTTAAAGCATTTGATACATGGGAAAAAAAACCTGATACCCTTAATAATCCTGATCCTAATAATTCTGATAAAAATACTACAGATAAAAATACTACAGATAATACAGTTGAACCAAATGATAACGAACAGCCAGACAATGATAATGTAAACAAAGGTACACCACAACTATCAGATAAATCAACTAACAATATCAAAAAGCGAAAAGCTTAATATGAATAGAAATAAATTAAAAAATATAATTTTAGAAGAATATCAAAAAATTAAACATGATTTGCAAGAGCAAAGTATGGGTGGACAATCTATGTCTACTGGCGGTCAGCCGTTTATGAATAAATCTGCAGATCCTGTTAAGACTCCGTATGCACAAACAATATATAAAGGCGTTAGTAGTGGGAAAGAAGTAAGTATCGAAACTTTAAAAAAATGGTATGAAGAAGATATAACAGCTGATGACAGATCTGCCGGTTATTCTTTTAATGATTATTTAGATCAATTAGTAAAAGAAAAAATAATAACTAAACAATCAAAAACAGCTGGAGTTAATCAAATTGGTATGCCTAATGAAACAGATAAAACTACAATTGCATTAGCAGCTGGAGCTTCTGGAAAACTTGCAAGTGGTTTAGGAGGCACAATTGAAAAATTAATTGACGCAGCAATATATGGCGGAACATATAAAAATGTAAAATTACAAGGAATTACAGATCTAAAAATTATGAAAATAGTATCTAATAATTTACAAAAATTACTAAAGTCATTAAATACATATGATACAATTCTTGATCAAGAATATCTTGCTTTACGTGATAGTAAAGCTGTAGCCATGAAAAAATCTGTAGTTAGAACAAGAACTGGAGGATTATCTGCAGAAGATGTTAGATTAAATTTAACTAATATAGTAAAGTATGCTATAATGTCAGATGGAGCGTTAGATTCAGTTGGATTTACAGATAACACTTTAAAAAATGGAATATTTGGTATACTTGATAGTGAATTTGAAGGTCGTGTGTTAGATAAATATGCATTACATTTTTTAAATAATGGAATGGCTCAAATTTCTATTGCTGATTCAGCTGTTGTACCATTAGATGGAACAGGATATAAAATTGCTTTAACACAATCACCAATTGAATTACCTGATAAAGTTAATGGTATTACACAATATCAATTATAAATAAAGAAACAAGTTATGAAAAATCATTGGCACTCTAATAATAAACAACGCCAAGCGGCGTATAAATACGGATATCGATCTGGCTTAGAATTAAAAGTTGCAGATCAAATTAAAGAATCAAAATATCCAGTAAATTATGAAACAGAAACTTTACAATACATAGTCCCTCAAAAAAATTCAAAATATACACCAGATTTTGTTTTTACAAAAAAGAATGGTAAAACAATGTATATTGAAACTAAAGGAAGATGGACTAGTACTGATAGACAAAAAATGAAAAATATATTGGCTTCAAATCCTGATATAGATTTGAGAATAATATTTCAAAATCCAAACCAAAAAATTTCTAAAGGTTCAAAAACAACATATGAATCATATGCATTAAAAATTGGTATTAAACATGTAGCAAAAAAAGAAATGCCAATAGAATGGTTAGCAGAGTGTTGTAAAGTCGACGAAAAGCCAACTATAACAAATTTTTTTAATTAATTCTTGGATATTTCATATTAATTTCTTATTATAAAGAAAAAAAATAAGATATGAAAACGTATATAATATTAGCATTAACAATTTTATTTTCTAATGCAAATTTTAGTCAATGTGTAGATCCATTTGGTAAACCATGTGATTATATTTATCAAGTAGGACAATTACCTACATATACAATAAGAGTTTTTAAAAATAATCGAAGTAAAAATCAATATTATAAATTAGTTGCAAAAGTTAAAAAAGTATATCCATATGCTCAAATAGTAGGACAACGATTATTAGAATGTGAAAATGAATTAGCATCGATGTCTACGGAACAAAGAAATATTAATTCTAAAAAATATTATAAACAAGTTGAGGATCAAATTAAAACTGAATTTGATAAAGACATGAGACGGCTAACAGTTTTTGAAGGACAATTATTAATTAAATTAATAGATCGTGAATGTTCTAGAACAGGATATAATTTAGTAAAAGATTTAAGAAATGGATTTACAGCATGGGGGTATCAGCAATTTGCTAGAATATGTGGTACTAATTTAAAAAAATCATATGATCCGCATGGTGACGATAAGGATATTGAAGAAATAATTACTTTTCTGATATAATATTATATTTATTAGTAAATAGGATTATCAAAATGAATAAATTACAAACAAATATGCGAAGATTTCGAACTAAAAATTTGAATGAAGGATATGTTGATGTTGGAAAATTAGTATTTAGAAAAAAATCAATTGAATCATTAATAAAGGAAAAGGATCCTAAAAAAATGATGCAAATAGCAAAAACTATAGTAGATGATTTAGGAGGTACAGAAGAAGCTGAAGAAACTGTACTAGGAGCGTTAGAAACAACAGAACAAATAATTCCTATAATTAAAGCAGTATTACCAGATAATCCGGTACCGGTTAATAAAAAAGTAATGGTAACATTAGTAAAAGCATTAGCTCCTAATAAATATCAAGAAATTTATAAAGAATTAACACAAATAATCAAAAGATTAGGTGTAAATATAGTATAATTAACTTGGATCTTTGAAAAATAATCATTATTTTTTTAATGTAAGTAATAAAAAGATGAAATCGTTTAATATAATGTATATTATTAAATGATGATTCGTTAGACCGATTAATTGTGTCTAACTATTAATATATAATAAACCAATACTTTTGATCTTTCAGTAAATTTTCTTATAATAAATTAATATGAAGAACTTAAAACTACTTCAATTATTGGAATCTGTTCTAGGAAAAGGAAAACAAACATCTGGAGATAATATTGCATTTTTTTCGCCATTTACTTCTCATTATAAACCTAAATTAGAAATTAATATTAATACAAATTCAGATGGACAAAATCCATGGCATTGTTGGATATCTGATAAAAAAGGAAGATCGATACATTCATTATTTAAACAATTAAAATTATCAAAAGATAAATTTGAAAAATTAAATAAAATAATTGAAAGATCTAAGTATAGAAATACTGCTAGTATAAAAGAAACTGAAGAAGTAATACAATTACCAGATGAATATAAGCCATTATGGTTAAAACAAAATACTCCAGACTATCGTAATGCAATGTATTATTTAAAAACTAGAGGTATAACATTATTTGATATAATTAGATATAGAATTGGATATGCAGAATCAGGAGCATATTCTGGCAAAATTATTATTCCTAGCTATGATTCATCCGGTCAATTAAATTATTTTGTATCAAGAGCGTTTTATAAAAATGATCCATATAAACATAAAAATCCTAAAATATCAAAAGACATTATTGGATTTGAAATGTTAATTAATTGGAATGAACCTATTATATTATGCGAAGGCGCATTTGATGCAATCACAATTAAAAGAAATGCAATTCCACTATTTGGTAAAATAATTAATCCAATGTTACAAATAAAAATTATAGAAGAACATGTTAAAGATATTTACATATGTTTAGATCAAGATGCATTTAAAAACGCAATGGATATAGCAAAAACATTTATGGCAGAAGGATTAAATGTTTATTTTATAAAATTAGAAACAGAAGATCCTAACGAATTAGGATACAAAAAAATTACTGAAAAAATTCAAGATACTTACAAGTTTTCATTTGAAGAAATGATGACACTGGAAATAAACTCATTATGGAAATAAAAACACTAAAAACAAATATTCAATCAATTGATAAAATATTTCATATATCTGATATTCATATTAGGACATTAAAACGACACAAAGAATATCAAGAAGTATTTGATACATTATTTTTACATATTGCTCAACATGCAACGGATCAAAGTATTTGTGTAGTAACTGGAGATATAGTACATTCTAAATTAGATATGTCGCCAGAATTAATTAACATGCTAACAAAATTCTTTAATGGATTTCATATTCCAACAATTGTAATATTAGGTAATCACGATATGAATTTAAATAATTTATATAGATTAGATGCTATATCGCCAATATTAGATGTTATTGATAATACAAATATATACTTTATAAAAGAAAATGGGTTATTTAAATTTGCAAACGTTGTATTTAATCATATGGCTGTTGATGTAGCTCCAAAAGACTATATTCAAGCTAAAGACTTCGATGCTCATTATAAAGTAGCATTACATCACGGAGCTGTACATAACGCAAAAACAGATATTGGATTTCAAATATCAAATGATCATGTTACAACAGATTTATTTGAAGGACATGATTTAACATTATTAGGTGATATACATAAGCCTGCACAATTCTTAAACAAAGAAAAAACAATTGGATATCCTGGATCATTAATACAACAAAATCATGGAGAAGCACTTAATCACGGCATATTAGTATGGGATTTACCAGATCGATGTTCAGAATTTATTGAAATAGAAAATAAATATGGATATGTAACCTTTGAGGTAGATAATGGTAAAATTATTAATTCTCCTAAACGTGTTCCTAATAAACCTAGAGTACGAATTAAATTTAATGATACTGATGCATCTGATATTAAAAAGTTAATTGCAACTATTAGAAAAAAATATAAAGTTCAAGATATATCTATACAACGATCTGCAAATCATATTGATAATAATCAAAATGGATCAATTGCAATTGGAAATGTTAGAGATGTAGAACATCAAAATAATTTAATAACAACGTTTATTGAAGATAATTATCCAGAAGCAGATAAAAAAGAATTAGATGCTATACGACATATTAATAGAACAATTAACTCAAAACTGCCAATACTAGAATCTGTAAGAAATGTAACATGGCATCCAATATCATTTGAATTTAATAATATGTTTTCATATGGCGAAAATAATAAAGTAGATTTTTCAAAATTATCTGATGTTATAGGATTATTTGCAGCAAATGCATCAGGTAAATCATCACTTTTAGATGCAATAACATATACAATATTTGATAAATGTAGTAAAACAAGTAAATCAAAAGAAGTTTTAAATAATAAAAAGTCTGGATTTAAAGGAGTATTTAAATTTATGTTAAACAATAAATTATATACTATCGAGCGAGAAGGAATAACATTAAAACATGGCCATGTTAAAGTAAATGTAAATTTTTACAATGAAGATCAAAATTTAAATGGAGAAGAAAGAAGTGATACAAATAAAAGTATTAGAAGATATTTAGGAACGTACGATGATTTTATTTTAACTGCATTTTCATTACAAGCAGATAATAATAATTTTATAGAAAAATCTCAAAGAGAACGAAAAGATTTATTATCACAATTTCTTGATACAACAGTATTTGAACAACTATACCATTTAGCATCAGAAGAAATAAAAGAAACTTCTGGTAAATTAAAAGAATATAAAAAAACTGATTTTGGTTTAATTATACGTGAATCGGATGATATAATTTTAAAAAATCAAGATAAAATTATTGAATTGGAAAAAGGAGATACTGATTTACAAGAATCAAGAAATAATCTACAAAATCAAATAGTAGAATTAATTGAGTCTAAACAACCAATGTCATATGATGGTCCAAATATCAAAAAACTACAACAAGATGAATCATCTTTAATTAAAGAAATTGAAGATATAGATATTAATTGTAATTCATTAGAAAATAAAATTAATAGTAATAAATCTAATATATCATCATATCAAACAACAATTAATAAAGATCAATTTGAAAAAATATCAAACGAATTATCAGATATTATTAAGAAAAAAGATGTAATATCAAATGAAATAAGTACATTAACAAGTTTAATAACTTCACAAAAAAAGAAAATAGATCATTTAAAAACTCATGAATATGATGATACATGTAAATATTGTATTGAAAATATATTTGTTAAAGATGCATTAGAAGCAAAAAGATTACTTCCTGGAAATGAATTACATTTAAAAAATAAAATAGGAGCAGCTGAATTCTTTCAACAACGTATTGATAGATTAAATTCTTCAATTCATGAATATCAAGAAAAAATAAATTTAAAAAATAAAATTGAAAAATTAGAATTACAATTACAAATTTTAGAAAGCGATATACAAACAAAAGAATCAGAATTAGAAACTAATGCTGAACGACAAGAATTATTTCGAAAAAATGAATCAGCTATTACTTATAATGAAACTATAGATAAAAAAATAGAATCAAAAAAGAAATTAATTTCTGAAACCACAACGTTAATAAAAGATATTACAGATAAAATTAAATCAAATCACGGAGAAATAGAAGTTGCTAAAACACAAAAGAAAACAGCATTAGAACAATTGGATACATATAAACAATTAGAAACTGAATATAAAGCATATGAATATTATTTACAATCTGTAAAGCGTGATGGTGTTCCTTATGAATTAATTAAAAAAGCGTTACCTAAAATTGAAACAGAAATAAACAATGTATTAAATCAAGTAGTAGATTTTAATATGGTGTTAAATACAGATGGTAAAAATATTAACGGATATATTATATACGACGAAGATAATTTCTGGCCATTAGAATTAACATCTGGTATGGAAAGATTTATATCATCATTAGCAATTCGTGTAGCATTAATTAATGTTTCTGCATTACCAAGACCAAATTTTATAGCTATTGACGAAGGTTGGGGTAGTTTAGATAGAGAACATATTTCTGCAGTTACTAATTTATTTGAATATTTTAGAACCAAATTTGATTTTTCTATCATTATATCGCATGTCGAATCAATGAGAGATATGGTAGATAACTTAATTGAAGTAAATAAGATTAAAAATTTCAGCCAGATTCTACATACATAATATTTATAAAAAAAGAATATTATAGTATGAAGAAAGCTATAGCTAATTTACAGAACTTAGATCGTTTAGATACATATATTACAGATACATCATTATTATCTCCTAATATATTTAATATTACACTTTTACCTGATAAATTAACATTAGGTAAAAATTTATTTAAATTAAAAGGAGTACCTAATATATTTCAACCAGGTACTGATTTACAAATTGAAATTTTAGATTCTAATGGTAATCCAATTTATCATGAAGTGGTTAATAAAATTGATCCAGATAATTCAAGATTTATTGCAATTTATATTTATGACAATACTCCAAGTGGAGATTGTTTAATAACATTAGCTGCAACATTAGATTCATATAATAACGAATCAATTCCTGCGAGTTGGAGAAATATTGTTAATGCAAAATGGAGTGTAACTACTCCAGTCGATACAAAATCACCTAATGTAAATAATATTATATTTGATTCATTAAATTTACCAGAAGCAACCGTTTCAGAACAAATTGGAGTACGTTTAGATAGACAATATAATGATAATACTCAATTTCCAATTTTTTCAGATGGATTAATTGAATTTGAAACCAAAGAAAATTCATCTATAGCAAAAATAACTGGAGGAGAATTTAGACCAGATATGGTTGGAGGAACATTAACAGTTACATCGCCAGTAAATCCTACACCGTTATCAACTATACCAACATCTTCTGCTAGAATATATTCTTCTACTATTAAAAAAGTATTAAGTAAAGATTTTATACAATTAGATAATAAATTTGTATTTACATTAAGTCAAAGTTTATCTCAACATCAATATACAAAATTTGATCCATCTTCATATACTATAGAATATGAAGCAGCTCCAAATTATATAGGTACCCAACATTCTGAATCATTTGCATTAACTGAAATTACAAAATTAGATCCAGCAATTGGGGATATTTCAAGAATTAAATTATATATTAATAGTTCAGCAACAATTGGAACATTTGAATTAATTAATGATATCTTATTAGAACCAACTGAAATATTTGTAGATGCAACTGGATCAATATTACCAGATGTTGGAGTTGGTTTTTTTACATCTCAAAGCATTATTGATGAATATTGGGAATCACATACATATATTGGAAAAACAGAAGATGGTGCGCCTACATTAACATTTACAACAAGCTCATTAAATAATGCTGTTTCAATATTACCTTCGATTGATTATTCAAATGATGATAGTGTTTTAATATTTCAAACAAAAGAATCATTACCAGGAGTATTTGTAGAAAATTCTGAATATAAAATAATCTTTGACGCAATTGCAACAAAAAATTCTTTAAGTAATTTTCAATCTCCTAAACTTTCAATATATTTATCAGGCTCATCTTTTTTTAATGATGTTGTAAATACATTAAACGGAGCTTTACCAGTATCATTAGGAAGAAAAATTGGTGAACTAGTAATTGATGCTAATCAACAGCGATTAGATGATCAACAATTTGTATTTAATGCTGATAAAACAGGTAATGGATCTTTATTATTTGTTATAGAATCTGGAGAATGGCAATTTTCAGATATTAGAACATTGACATCAGCTGAAAATGGATTCACAGAAAATTATACAAGATTTAGAACAGATATACCAGTAAAACATAAATCAAATAATGAGTTACAATTTAAAATAGAATATTATAATATAGCTGGTGTTAAAAGTGAACATGAAACAATTATAGGAAATAAAGTATTTGAAGGAGGAAATCGTTATATCGACGGCGATTTTTCAATGTTAACTGGTTCATTAACCGTAGCAGATTCTTTAAATTCAGGTGTTGAAATTGTAGGACTTCAAAATACTGGATATATTAGATCATTAGGATATGAAGGATTTAATCAAGCAACCGGGTCTGGAGGAGGATTTTTATTATTTTCAGGATCTGCTTTACCACAACAGTCAGAAACATCATATAGTGGAGTTGGTTTAGAATTAGTTGCAAACGAAAATAATTTTTTTAAATATAGAACAGATCCTAGTATATTAGACATACATACACAAACATTCTTTTTAGGAAATGAAGCAACTCAATTCATAAGTGGATCTGCAGGACAATTAGAAATATCTTCTTCAGGATATCATATACAAAATAACGGAGATATTACAGCTTCTAGAATATTAATTGAAGGCGGTACTATAACAGATAATGTAACAATTTTAGGATCTGTCTCTGCTAATAGTATATTAACACCAGCAATAATTAATGGAAATCCTTCAAACGAAAATAATGCATCTTCATCAATTTCAGATCAAGGATTTGCAAGATTTGTATCTGCATCTATTGCAGGGTTTGTTGTTAATACTGAAGAAATAAAATCTGCAGATGAATCATTAAGATTAAAATCAGAAGGTCAAATAACGGCATCAAGAGTTTTATTAGAAGGAGGAACAATAACAGATGGAGTAACAATTTTAGGATCTGTTACAGCAAATAGTATTCAGACTCCAGCTACAATAGGAGGATCTCCTTCAACTCCAGCAAATGCATCATCTTCTATATCTTCTACCGGACTTGCAATATTTAAGTCTGCATCAATTGGTGGATGGGATATAACAACTGGCTCAATTGAAGGCGGTAATCTTATAATGAAACCCGAAGGTATATTACAAACAAAAGATTTTGCTAGTGGATTTAAAGGATGGAAAATATCATCACAAGGAAATGGTACTGCAGAATTTGAAAATGTAAGAATTAGAGGTACCTTAAGAACAACTACATTTGAAAAAGAATCAGTTAATGCTATTGGAGGACAAGTTTGGGTTGCAAATGCAACTACAATAACAGGATCGGGAGTTGCAGCTACTGATACTACGATGTCAGTAAAAAATGCTAGTGGATTTGCTGTTGATGAAATATTATTAGCTAAAAAAGTTGATTCAACCGGATTTCAGACAGAATATTTACTAGTTGAATCTGCTTCATTAGATGGAGATAATTCAAATGAAGATGAAGTGTTTGGTAGAATATATGTTCAGCGTGGATATGGATCTGGTAGTGGTGGTGACTTTGTAGGTGACTTAGCTTCAACATCACAATCATATGATGAAGGACAAGTTATAGTATCAACAGGAAAAATTGGTACTGGGTATATTAAGATAAATGCAAATCCTAATGACACTGATACTCCATTTATTGATATTGTTGAAAGAACTGGTAGTGGATTATATGATGTACAATTGAAAGCAAGATTAGGAGATCTTAAAGGATTAGCTAATTCTGATAGAGTATTCGGAAATTCAAATCCAGGCTTTGGATTACAAACAGATAATGTATTTTTGCAAGGAGGTATTAGAGCTAATACAGGTTCTATTGGAGGAATACATTTAGAAGATAATAAATTATATATTGGAGTTGGAAACCATGCAAACGCAGATACTGGATTTTATGTTGATTCTAGTTCTAAATTTTCATTAGGAGATAAATTAACATGGGATGGGTCTGCATTAACTGTACGAGGGCAATTAAGATTAGATTCAGGACAAAATGTACAAGATGCTATTAATGAAGCCACTGCTTCAAATACAGCAAAAACATTAGTTTTAACTTCAGATTCACAAATTTTTGCATTTGAAAGTGCAAGTGATAGCACAGCAGATCCAACTAATATTATATTTAAAATAGCTCAACAGAATTTAAATGCTAGTATATCTGCTAGTAATATTACTATTACAACCCCCGCAGGAGCAGCTGTTACAAATTTTGATTTTGATACCGGAAGCGTTTCTCCAAATTCATCAGTACCACCGTTATATAGTGGTGTAGTTAGCGGAAGTTTAACATTTGCAGGAGCTTTGGATGCTGGAGGTTTAAATAGCGATAAAACAAATCTTCCAGTAACTATAGTTGCAACAAGGGATGGATTATCAGACACTACAACTATATTCAAAATACAAGGTGGCTCATCTGGGTCTGATGGTGTTAGTGGGCAAAGTGCTAAATCATTAGTAGCATCTGTAGATTCTCAAGTATTTGCATTTGATAGCGCTAGTGACAATACAGCCGATCCATCAAATATTATATTTAGTTTTAATCAACAAAACTTAACAAGAGCATTAGCATCAACAGATGTACAAGTTAAAACAGCTGGAGGTTCTGATATAACTGGATTTAGTTTTGATAATAACAGTATAACAAGCGGAACAGGTATAGTTAGTGGTAGTATAGTATTTGCAAGTGCATTAGGTAGCGGAGGTGTAGGAGCAGATAAAGCAAATCTACCAATAACAATTACAGCTAGTTTAGACGATTTAACAGATATTATAAAAGTATTTAAAGTTCAAGGTGGATCATCTGGTTCTGATGGTACAGACGGTACAGATGCGGTAACAGCATTTTTAACCAATGAAGCTCATACATTTGCGTCATTAAACAATGGAACAATCGTTTCATTTACAGGAGGAACTTCAGATATGGAAGTATTTGAAGGTATTACAAATGTTACTGCAAATTACACATTCACCGGATCTAATTCAGATGGTGTTACCGCAACTAGTTCAAGCAATAGCCTTACTATAACTGGAATGAGTTCTGATAGCGGATCTATTAACTTTACTGCAAAATCAGCGAGTGTTAGCTTAACCAAAACAATGACATTGGCTAAATCTAAACAAGGAACACAAGGACTATCAGGAGCAAATGCTAAATTATTAACAGTAACGTCAGACTCACAAGTATTTTCATTTCCATCTGCGTCATCCAATACACCAATTGATAATGATATATTGTTTATAATTAATCAACAAAATTTATCAACAGAAATTGATAGTTCTGAAATTTCAATTACTACACCAGGAGGATCTGCAATAACTGGCTTTTCATTAAAAACTGATGTGGCAAATAATTCTGGATTATTTACAGGTGAAGTTTCTGCTAGCATTTCATTTACTGGTGCAACGGATGCAGGAGGATTAAATTCAAACAAATCAAATTTACCGTTAACTATCACAGTATCATCTGGATCATTGAATGACACAACAAAAATCTTTAAATTAGAAGGAGGAAGTTCAGGTTCAGACGGAACAGACGGAACAGACGGAGTTACAGCATTTTTAACTAATGAATCTCATACTTTTCCAGCAGATCAAACTGGTACAATTGCATCATTTGCTGGTGGAGAAACAGAAATGGAGGTTTTTGAAGGTATTACAAATGTTACTACAAATTATACCTTTACAGGATCTAATTCTGAAGGAGTAACTGCTACCAGTTCAAGTAATAGTTTAACAATTACAGGATTATCAAAAGATTCTGGATCAGTTAATTTTACAGCTAAATCCGCTAGCGTATCAATTACTAAGACAATGTCGTTAGCTAAATCCAGACAAGGTCAATCTTCAATAACTGCATTTTTAACTAATGAGTCCCAAACATTCCCAGCTAATTCATCTGGTGTTGTTTCTAGTTTTGCTGATGGAACAACTATAATGGAAGTATTTAATGGACTAAATAATGTAACTTCCAGCTTTGCATTTACTGGATCAAATACAGACGGAGTTACAGCAACTAGTTCTAGTAATGAAATACAAGTAACCGGAATGGCACATGATTCTGGTTCTATAACATTTACAGCAAAATCTGGATCAGGTGACGGATTAGTTTCAATTTCAAAAATATTTTCATTAGCTAAATCAAGAGCTGGAGTAGACGGATCAGGTGCAAGTGCCAGAATGTTATCAGTAACAACAGATTCTCAAATATTTTCATTTGCGTCTGCATCATCAGATATTGCATTAGATGATGATATATTAATAATAATTAATCATCAAAATTTAACTAGTTCACCATTACCAAGTGATATTACAATAAAAGATTCAAATGGTACTACCATAACAAATCCTACATTTGTTTCATCATCCACATCAGGCACTGGTCAAGTTTCTGGTAGTATAACATTTAGTAGTACATTGAGTGGTACTAAAAGTAAATTGCCTATAACAATTGAAGCGTCAAAAGATTCTGTTAGTGATATAACAACAGTATTTGGACTTAATGGAGGTTCAGATGGTACCGACGGAGTAAATGGGGCAACTGCTAAATCATTAATAGCGTCTGTCGACTCACAAGTATTTTCTTTCTTAAGTGCAAGTGATAGCACAGCAGATCCAACTAGTATTATATTTAGCTTCAATCAACAAAATTTAAATGCGGCTATTGATAGTTCTGATGTCACAATATCAACTGCTGGCGGAAACGTTACAAATTTTGATTTTGATAATAATAGCGTAACAAATTCAGGAGGTAATTTTAGTGGTATAGCATCTGGTAGTATATCATTTGCTGGAGCGTTGGATGCTGGAGGATTATCATCTACAAAAACAAATCTGCCAGTAACTATATCAGCTACAAAAAATAGTTTAACAGATACAATAAAAATATTTAAAGTTCAAGGTGGATCATCTGGATCAGATGGAAGCGATGGAAGCGATGGTACTGATGCTGTAACTGCATTCTTAACTAATGAAGCTCATACATTTGCAGCACAAAATAACGGTACTGTTGTATCATTTACAGGTGGTACTACTGATATGGAAGTATTTGAAGGTATAACTAATGTAACTTCTAATTACACGTTCACCGGATCTAACTCAGACGGCGTTACTGCAACAAGTTCTAGTAACTCATTAACAATTACAGGTATGAGTCATGATAGTGGATCTGTTAATTTTACTGCAAAATCTGCTAGTGTTAGTCTAACAAAAACTATGACACTAGCAAAGTCAAAACAAGGTACACAAGGTTTAAGTGGAGCAAATGCTAAATTATTAACAGTTACATCTGATTCTCAAGTATTTGCATTTCCGTCTGCATCTTCAAATGATGCTGTTGATAACGATATTTTATTTATAATCAATCAACAAAATTTATCAACAGAAATTGATAGTTCAGAAATATCTATAACAAATCCTGCAGGATCAGCAATAACCGGATTTTCATTAAAAACCGATGTAGCAAATAATTCTGGTTTATTTACCGGAGAAGTTTCAGCAAGTATTACTTTTACAGGAGCTACAGATGCCGGCGGATTAAATTCAGACAAATCAAATTTACCATTAACTATCACAGTAACATCAGGATCATTAACAGACACTACTAAGATTTTTAAATTAGAAGGCGGTTCTTCAGGGTCAGATGGATCTGATGGCGCTGCAGGATCTGATGGCGCTGATGCGGTAACTGCATTTCTTACAAATGAAGCACATACCTTTGCCGCAGATCAGGCTGGAAATATAGCTTCGTTTGCTGGTGGTACCACTGACATGGAAGTATTTGAAGGCATTACAAATGTTACTGCAAATTATACATTTACTGGTTCAAACTCTGAAGGAGTTACCGCAACAAGCTCAAGTAATAGTCTTACTATAACTGGGTTATCACAAGACTCTGGATCTGTTAATTTTACTGCAAAATCTGCAAGTGTATCAATTACTAAGACAATGTCTCTTGTAAAGTCTAGGCAAGGGCAATCTGCAATAACTGCATTTTTAACTAATGAGTCCCAAACATTCCCAGCTGCAGCTAATGGAACTATATCTGACTTTTCTGTTGGTACAACAACAATGCAGGTATTTGAAGGATTAACAAATGTAACATCTAGCTTTGCATTTACAGGTTCAAATTCTGATGGAGTAACTGCTACTAGTTCTAGTAATGAAATTCAAATTACTGGTATGTCTCATGATTCTGGTTCTATAACTTTTACTGCAAAATCTGGATCTGGTGATGGATTAGTGTCAATATCAAAAGTATTTGCATTAGCTAAATCAAGAGCAGGTACAGATGGTACTCCTGGTTCTAGTGCAAAATTAATTACATTAACAACCGATTCTCAAATATTTTCATTTCCATCTGCATCTAGTAGCGATGCTATTGATGATGATATACTATTTATTATAAATCAACAAAATTTAGATTCTGCAGTTGTAACTGGTAATATTACTATAAAAGATTCAGGAGGATCGACATTAACTAATCCTAGTTTAGAAACAGACGTTACATCAGGAACAGGTCAAGTATCAGGTAGTATTACATTTAGTGGTACAGTTGGAGGAGATAAAACTAAACTTCCTTTAACAATTGAAGTAGCTCGTGATAGTGTTAGTGACACAACAAGAATTTTTAAATTAGAAGGAGGTTCATCTGGATCAGACGGATCAGACGGATCAGACGGACAATCAGCAATAACTGCGTTTTTAACTAATGAATCTCATACATTCCCAGCTGCAGCAAACGGCACTGTTCCAGACTTCTCTACTGGAACTAGTGATATGATCGTGTTTTTAGGTTTAGATAATGTTACATCTAATTTTACATTTACTGGATCTAATTCTGATGGTGTTACTGCTACAAGCTCAAGTAACTCATTAACTATTACAGGAATGAGTCACGATTCGGGATCTATTAATTTCACAGCAGTTAGTGCAAGTGTTAGTTTAACTAAAACAATGAATTTAGCTAAATCAAAAACAGGCGAAACTGGATCTACTGCTAAAACATTAACATTAACAACTGATTCTCAAATATTTTCATTTTTATCTGCTTCATCTAACGATGCAATTGACGATGATATATTGTTTACAATTAATCAACAAAATTTATCAGGAACAATTGGAAGTGGTGATATAACAATATCAACAGCTGGTGGAGTTCCTACTCTTATTACTAATTTCTCATTAGATAATAACAGTGTTACATCTGGGACAGGAATTGTATCTGGAAGTTTAACCTTTACGGGAGCAACAAATGCAGGAGGATTAAATTCAACAAAAAGCAATCTTCCAGTAACAATTACTGTAACAAAAGACAGCTTAACAGATACAACTAGAATTTTTAAATTAGAAGGCGGATCATCTGGATCAGATGGATCAGATGGAGCTGCTGGAGCAGACGGAGCTCCTGCGGTAACCGCATTTCTTACAAATGAAGCTCATACATTTCCTGCAGATGTTAATGGAACTATTTCTAGTTTTACCGAAGGTAGTTCATCAATGGTTGTTTTTGTTGGACTTGAAAATTCAACATCTAGTTTTAGTTATTCAAAAACAGATAGTACAGGAGTTACCTCAACATTATCTGGAACAGATGGAAATATAATAGCTATATCTGCCATGGCTCATGATTCTGGATCTGTTGATATAACTGCAACTAGTGCAAGTGTTAGTGTTACTAAAACAATGACTCTAGCAAAATCAAAACAAGGTGCTCAAGGAACCGCTGGAGCAACTGGTGCTACTGGTCCCAATTTTGATTTTTTAACTGGATCTATATCTGAAATTAATACTCAAGGAGGATTAAATGCAGGATTGTTAATGACTTCTGATGTATTAGGATTTCATGGTAATATTTCTGCAGGAGATGGAACCAATGCAAAAGTAACTGACTTTATATCATTTTTAGACTCATCTGGTAATTTCTTTATAGGATCACAATCATCAGGACATTTTGCATATTCTCAAGCAACTGGAGAATTATTAATAAGTGGATCAAATGTTGATATAAGAACTCCTAAATTCTTTTTAGGACAAGAAAATGTACAATTTATATCTGGATCTGATGCAAAAATAGAAATATCATCATCTAATTTTCATTTAACTCCTGAAGGCAATGTTACCATGTCTGGAACAATCACAGCAACAGCTGGTACTATTGGAGGATTTGAAATAACTGATACTCAAATTAATTCTTCAAATGATAATTTAATTCTAAAATCATCAGGACAAGTAACTGCATCTACGTTATTATTAACTGGAGGATCTGTTGCCGGTATGCCAGTTAGTTCTGATGAAATATCAGTAGGAAGTGTTTTAAAATTAAAAGATTCTGGTCAAATAACTGGATCAAAAGTATTATTTAGTGGTGGTACTATTGGAGGATTTGATTTAACATCAACTCAAATTAATTCTACTAATAACAATTTAATATTAAAAGACTCTGGCCAAATAACTGGATCTAATGTGTTATTCGATGGAGGAACAATTGGAGGATTTAACATTTCTAGTGATGCTATTTCAGATACAAGCAATAATCTTGTTTTATCAGGTTCAGGTAAAATTACTGCTAGTGCTGGATTAATAGGAGGATTTGATTTAACGTCTGGAGAATTACGAGGAGGAGTTGAAAATCAATCGTATATAAGTCAATCTACATCAATAACACTTGTTTCTGGAAGCTTTCAAGGTCAGGTTCAAAATAACAAAAACAGTATTGGAGGAATTTCTCAAATTAGCACTAATGCAACAAATTTTGAAGGAGTTTTAGATCCAGCAACAATTGTAAATACTACAACTAATCCTAGTGCATCTGAAGATGTTTTTGTAGTTGCTTTTGCTGAAGGTGCTTATGTTAATGCGTTTACCAACACTGCAACATCTGCAGCAACTAGCATAGCTAAAGTAGCTGGATTTTCTAATTTAGAAGCCGGTCCTGTTGAATTTAGCCAAGTTTCATTAGACGGATTTACAGGAAATGCAGTAGATACTTGCAATTTCAATTTTATTACTAGTACTGCAGCAACTCCACTGACTCCGGACGTATTTAATCCATCATCTGGATATGAATCATCTTCAGTTATAAATCATAGTTTAACTAGAACACTTACAAAAATAAAATTAGATTCTGATAATAGATCAATATCAATTAACACTTCTAGTTTTGGAAGTGATGGAATACAACTAGAAGTAGATTCAAGTACAAATCGTCCAAGATTTTTTGCAGGATCTAATACAGGAAGTTTTTTCAAATATGATGGTACAGATATTGCAATTTCAGCTTCTAATTTTAGTGTATTAGACGGAGATATAACTGCAAATCGAATAGAATTAGCAGAATATTCTAAAGCTGATTATTTTGTATTTAAATTAATAACAATAACAGAAGCAACATCAGGTTCTTATTTTGAAGAATATACTTTAAGTGGCGACACATATTATAAATTAGTATTAGATGGAACATTAGGAGGATCTATAGCACAGTCTGTTAGAATAAATGTAACTCCAGAATATCCAATTGGAATGATACAACCTCCTGTAAAATTGAATAATCAAGGACATGAAGTAACAATTGAATCTGGAATTGGTACTGGAATTGGTTATTCATCAAGAGTTGCAGTTAGTGGAAGTAATATATATAGTTACGGATTTTCAGCTGATAATGATGATTGGTTCAATCAATTATTTCAAACGAGAGTTTATCCAGCTGGCGGAAGTACTACATATGGAGGCGGTAGCGTAGGAGATCTAGGAGCATCTGCAGGTCGTGTAATGGTACAAAACATAGGTCAACGATTTAAATTTGTTAGATCAGCATTTGATTTTAGATTATTAGGAATATCAAGTTATGATACTACAGCAGATGGAAACTTTAATTCACAAGGATTAATAAATTTCTTTTCAGGACTTCGTGCAAGTAATGGTCCTATAGGAATTGGAATTACTGGTACTAACAAAATGACTGCAGGTTATGCTTTAGAAGTTAACAATATTGTTGATAGAGCTGGAACTACTACCGATGATGTATTATTTCATGGTAATGTAAGTGGTAGTGTATTTTCTGGATCTTTTGTTGGAGACGGATCAGGATTAACCGGAGTATCAGGTGGCGGTGGTGGTAGTGGTGATATAACAGCTGTTACAGCCGGCAATGGATTAACAGGCGGAGGAACAACAGGAGCGGTATCATTAGCAGTAGGAGCTGGTACGGGTATAGACGTTACTTCTACAACTGTTGCGGTTGATGTATCTGATTTCATGAGTAATGGTTCTAATAACAGAGTAGTTACTGCTACCGGAGCAGACGGAATGAATGCCGAAGCTAACATGACATTTGATGGTACTAATTTATTAGTTAGCGATGATACAGCAGGAGCATATGCAAATATTGGTAGAACAAGAGTTGGTTATACAGCTTATACTGATTATGCACACATTTCACATAGAGATTTAACATCTGCAGGAGAATATGCATTATTACAATCTGCTGCAGGAGATACATTTATAAATGCTAAAAGTGGCAAAACACTTCATTTACGAATAAATAATTCATCGATAGCTAGTATAACCTCAACCGGATTTAATAATTTATATTCAACCGGTAAAATAGGATATGATACAACAGATTATATTACATTCACAAATAATACTAGAATGGATGTTTATATAAATAATAGTAATGAATTTAGATTTGAATCAGATGGTGACTTTCATGCTGATGGAGATGTTATAGCATCATCAACTACTGTATCTGATTCTAGATTAAAAGACAATATAATACCAATTGGTGGAGCGTTAGACAAAATAAAATCTTTAAGAGGTGTTTCATATACATGGAATTCTGGAAAGAAAAAAGGTAAACAAGATATAGGTTTAATAGCACAAGAAGTAGAAGAAGTATTACCAGAAATAGTTAAAGATAAAAAAATGCCATTAATGGATGGTATAGATTCAAATGAAACATATAAAACTATTGACTATGAAAAAATTATTGCAGTACTTGTAGAAGCAGTTAAAGATCAACAAACACAAATAGACGAATTAAAAAGAAAAATTAAATAATGTCAGGTGGTACTGATGATATATCAATGATACAAATTGCAGCTTCTGGAAGTTTAGATCCCAGTAATATAAGTTTACAAACTATATATACTTCTTTTATAAATGGAGATGCAGCTGGAAATTTTGCATTAGATGATATGGCAAGTAAAGATTATCCTACAGTTACAACAAACGCTGCCTCTTCTGTAACCCAAACTAGTATGACATGTAATGGAAATGTTTCTGGATATGGAAATATTACTATAGGATTACAGAGAGGATTCTATTTTGGGACAAGTACAAATTATGCATCAAACACAAAAGTAAATGCAGGAGGGACTGGAACAGGAGCATATACATTATCTAGAACAAGTTTAACCGGTGGTACAACATATTATATAACGGCGTATGCATTAACGGCGTATGGTGAAAGACAAGGCTCGACAGTAGCTCAAGCAACAACGGCACCTCCTTCATTAACATCATTTACTGCGATATTACCAAATACTGGAGGAAGCAATCCTGTTTTCGGCAGTGCAGGCGCAATGTGTGAAGCTTACGAAGAAGGTAATACCACAAATACAATATATTATCACGATGGTGATGGAGCAACTCCTACATCGGGAGATGATGTTTATATAAATAGCGGAGGAACAACCGCTGTAGCTAATGGGGCTATAGGTATGGCTGTAGGTAGAGCTATTCAAAACCTAACGATTTCAGGTGGAACAGTTTCTGAAACGCCGGGTAGTTGTTAATGAATATTATAGATCAACATACAGAATACTTAAATAATAAAGTTTATTTCATGAAAGATAACAGACTACTAACTCCTCTTGCCCAACCGGTTATGATGGGATGGGAAGATCCTATAATGAAAGAAGCTGCAGAATTAATATGTCATAACAAAGGAAAAATACTTAATGTAGGATTTGGATTAGGACTTATAGACACTTATATTCAATCTCATCAAGTACAAGAACATTGGATTATAGAAGCTCATACAGATGTACAAAATAAAATGAAAAAAGATGGATGGGATAAAAAATCCAATGTTACATGTTTGTTTGATAAATGGCAAAATGTATTAGATAAATTACCCAAATTTGATGGTATCTATTTTGATACTTGGAAAGAGTTGTTAGATCCATTTCATGAAATAGTACCTAATATATTAAAGCCTGGAGGTAAATACACATATTGGTCACCTGAAGATTTGGAAGTACATTCTGTGTTTAAATCAAATGATTATAAAGTAGAAAAAGGTACTATAAAATTAGAGCATATAGCATCAAATCAAAAATATTATAATACTTCTAAAGATTTATTTAACTATAAGATAATAACTAGAAAGTAAAATTAACTAATGAATTATTTAAAAAGGATATTTATATAAAATGAATAATGTAACAGTATTATTTCCAGGAGGCTTTAAGCCAATAACAGGAGCTCATATGGCTCTTGCACAACGTTACGCACAAAATCCTAGCGTCGACAAAGTTATTATGTTAATAGGTCCAAAAGAACGTCAAGGTATAACACAACAAAATAGTATTAAAATGTTTAATTTATTGAATAGAAATAATAACATTGAAATACAAACTACAAAATTTAATTCGCCAATTATGGCTGCATACGAATATTTATTTGCATTGCCACAAGATAATCAAGGACAATATGCATTAGCAGCTTCTGAAAAAGATGAAGATTATGTTCGTGTTAAATCTTTTTTACCAAATGTAGATAAATATAAAACAATAGGAGATCGTAACGGAAGAAAAATACCAAACGGGGTTGATGCAGTTGAATTAACAGTTTCTGTAGATCCTTTAAAATATAAAGATGGTGAAGATAAAGGTAAATCAATATCTGCATCTGCAGTAAGAGCGGCATTAAATGCAGATTCATATAGTAAATTCAAAGCAAGTTATCCAGGATATGATGAATCTATTATAAAAAATATTTGGCAAATGCTTGGCGGAGCTCCTACATATAGAGATGTAATGGGAGTAAAAGAACAGATGGGTGTTGGTTACATGACTCCAAAAGGCACAAAGGCACATTCTAAAAAAATTAAAAAATTAAGAAAATTTTTAAATAAATCAGATGATAAAGGATTTGAATATAATTTTAATCAATTTCCAAAAACAGTATTTGGTACTCCATATATAAATGAAGGCGGATTAGCTGGACATATGGCACATCCATTTGATAAAGATCAATCACAATCATTATCATTTGCAGATATGAAAGAAATGATTGCGAGGGGATTGCAAGGTAGATTAGATATAGAAGATGCTGTTACTGAAAAAACCGATGGACAGAATATTTTTATGACAGTTAAAGACGGCCAAGTAAAATTTGCTAGAAATAAAGGAGAACGTATAAATCCATTAACAGTTAAAGAACTTCAAGCAAAGTTTGCAGGAAGAGGTTCTTTGTCTGATTCATTTGGAGAAGCTGGCACAGATTTAGCTGCAGCATTTTCAAAAGTAGGAACAGATAAATTAAATAGTATATTCCAAAATGGTAAAGTTTTTGCTAATATGGAAATTATTTATCCAGCAACAGCTAACGTTATTGCATATGATGCAGCATTTCTTCAATTTCATAATTTAGTTGAATATGATGAAAATGGTAATGTTGTACAAACTGATATGTCTGGTGGAAATACGGTACAAAAAGCAATCACTGATGCAAATGCTGATCTACAAAATACATTTAATTTAATACCTCCGCAAAAGATAAAAATTGGTGCAGTTGAAGATTTTCAAGATTATCAAGATGCATTATTTAAAGAATTAGATCAATTACGTGATAGATATAAATTAAGTGATAAAGATCCAATTGCAGAATATCATAAAGCTTGGTGGAAAGACGTTATACGTGAAAAATCAAAAAGTTTTGATTATGATATATCTGACGAAATGTTAGATACATTAATGAATAGATGGTCATTTAATATTAAAACTCCTAGAATTGATCAATTAGCTAAAATGATAGATAACGAAGAATTTGTACAATGGCTTCGAGTATTTGATAAAAAAGATTTTAAAAAATATCAAAAACAAAATGTAGAACCATTTGAATCAATATTTTTAAAACTAGGAGCAGAAATAATGAAAAATGCTTCTAATTTTTTAGCAGCAAATCCTGCTAAAGCAGTACAAGATATTAGAAAAGACATAGCACAAGTTATTAGAGATTTAAGATCTACTGGAGATATATCTAAAATGGAGATGTTAAAAACACAATTAGATCGTATAAAGCGATTAGGAGGATTTGAAAAAATAGTCCCTATAGAAGGAATTGTATTCACATACGGCGGTAATACATTTAAATTAACCGGTGCATTTGCACCTATAAATCAGATACTAGGAACATTAAAGTATATTAGATAATATTTATATAAAATAATATAACAGGACGTTAACATGAGTAAACATAAACAACCAAAAAATGAAAAGCATAAAGCTAGAAAAGATCTAAAAGATTATACAGGCGAAGGAACAAATGATTGTCAATGGGAGGCGTCAGGAGAAATTTTACCAGGTGATAGAAAAGATGATAAATTTCCAAATCCAGATGATAAAATATATCCATTTGTAGCAAATCATGATAATGATCGTGAAAAAATATCTATGACTCCAGAAATTAAAGATGCTGACAGAATATATCCTATTAAAGATATGCAAGATGGAAATCCTAAAATGGCAGCACATGCAAAAGCAACATTTGAAAAAAATGTAGAAAATGATGCTAAAGATTTAATTGATACGTTATCAAAAAAAGATGGAGGTTATATGTCTCAAATAAAAAAATTAACAAAAGAACAAAAAGAAAAATTAGTTCGAGAAATTGTTAAACGTCGAATTATTAATTTTATAAATGAACAAGAAGAACCAGAAGAACCTGCAGAACCAGAAACACCAGACGCACCAGACACACCAGATGCTACTGATACACCAGAACCTGCAGCAGCACCAGATACTCCTGATGCTCCAGAAACTCCGGAAGTAGCTCCAGAGCCAACAGACGAACCAGCTAGTCCAGAAGAACCAGCTAGTCCAGAAGAACCACCAGCTGATACAGATAGTGCAGGGAGTGATGCTAGAATTGATAATTTTGTAAAAGCATTAGAACAAAAACCAGGTACATTAATGCAAGTTAAACTATTAATGGGTGTAATAAAAAAATTATTGAATGATAAAAATCCAAAACAAAAACTTCAATTATTAGCTTTTATGAAACGATTAATAGATAGATCATTACAAAAACAATCACCAATAGAATAAAAATATGTCAAAAAAGTTACAAAATATAAAAGCCATTCAACAAATGTTGGATGGTACCCATAGATTCCAAACTAAAAAAACAACTGGATTTTCTGATGCTAAGCAATTAGCTGAAAAAAATAAAAAACGTGAAGTTGGAGACACGTGGGAAGAAAAAATTGGAAATACTGTTTATATAATTACACAAGAAAATGGATTTCGTGTTAAAAAACCAAAAAACTCAGTATCTGCAGAAGTTCGTGAATATTTAAATTCATATCCTAATTGTAGAGAATCATGTTGTAAAACAAGTTATAATCATTTAGATAAAAAAATGAGAACAATTCATGGAATGTGTTTTGATTGTGTTGTAGAAATGGAACATGAATTAAGAAAGCAAGGAAAATATGAAGAGTATGAACAAAAGAAAATTCATGAAAATGCAGTAGCATGGCTTAAAAATGCAGAACAAGATGTAGAACAATTAAAAAAAATATATACAGAAACACAACAATACGTAACTAATGCAGATGGAGCATTAGAAACGTGGGATGCAAAAATGACTGTAGAAAAATTTGATGAAACTATACAAACACAATTCGAAGAGTTTAAAACAAAGTTTCTAAATAATTTAACTAAAACAACAAAGGATAATAATGATTAAAAAATATTGGAAATTAATTGTAAGTATTATTGCTGGTATCTTTGGATTGATATTTATATTTAGTAAAAAATCTAATTCAAAAAAAGCAGCTGATGCTAAGAAAAAAATTGATGATAATAATAAATCCATAAATCAATTAGATGGAAGAATTGAAGAAATAAAAAAACAAAAAACAGCTGTTAAGAAAAAAGCTGCTACTACAAAAAAGAATATTGAGACTGCTAAAAAATTAAAAAAACAATCTCCTCCAAAAAAAGTAGTAAAGTCAAAAGATGAAGCAGTTAAATCAGCTGCAGCAAATATAAGAAGAAGAACTAGGAAATGAAAAAAATTTTTATTATATTATTTATATGGCCATTAATAACATTTAGTCAAACAGTAGATACATGTTTTACAAGTGAAGAAATTATAGATATTTCAGAAACATTGGATTCGTTATATTACTTAGATTCAATTAATAATGAAATTATTTCTCAACAAGAAATATTAGTGTCAGAATTAGAAACAGTTATTAAATTAGATTCAATTGAAATGTTGTATACAACTAAAAAAATAAATTTATTAGAAAGTAATATTGAATTATATATACAACGTGAAAAATATTTAAAACCTAAATGGTATGATCATAAAGTTATATGGTTTGCATCTGGTATAATAACTGCAGTAGCAACAGGAAAAATGGCCGTTGAAGTACTTCAGTGAGTAATAAACAAAATATTAAATTAATAATAAAAGAGCAATACAAAAAGTGCGCAGAAGATCCTGTTTACTTTATGCGTCAGTATTGTTATATTCAACATCCCACAAAAGGTAAAATTAAATTTAATTTATTTCCATTTCAAGAAGAGTCATTATCTACATTACAAAATAACAGATACAATGTTATTCTTAAATCAAGACAATTAGGTATATCAACATTATCTGCAGGATATGCTTTATGGTCAATGTTATTTAATGAAGATTTTAATGTATTAGTTATTGCAACTACTCAAGACGTAGCAAAAAATTTGGTAAGTAAAGTTCAAATAATGAATGAAAATTTACCAAGTTGGTTAAAAACAAATATAGTTACAAATAATAAACTATCATTGAAATTTGCAAATGGATCTCAAATTAAAGCAATATCAAGTGCATCTACCGGAGCACGATCAGAAGCATTATCATTATTAATAGTTGATGAAGCTGCATTTATTAGAAATATTGAAGAAATATGGGTAGCATCTCAAGCAACATTATCTACTGGAGGAGGAGCTATTGTATTATCTACTCCTAATGGTATTGGTAATTGGTTTCATCAAACATGGGCAGACGCTGAAACTGGAGTTAATGGATTTCAAACAATTAAATTAGATTGGAAATTACATCCAGAACGAGATCAATTATGGAGAGATGAACAAACGCAATTATTAGGAGAACGAGGCGCAGCTCAAGAATGTGATTGTGATTTTATATCATCTGGACATACTGTAGTAGATGGATTAATATTACAAGAATATGAACTTAAATGTATTGAGCCAATAGAAAAACGAGGATACGACAATGGATATTGGATATGGGAATATCCAGATTATACAAAAAATTATATTGTAGTTGCAGACGTTGCTAGAGGTGATGGAGCAGATTGGTCAGCTTTTCACGTAATTGATGTACAAGATATAAAACAAGTAGCAGAATACAAAGGAAAACTTCCGCCTAAAGACTTTGGTAACATGTTAGTAACAGTTGCAACAGAATGGAATAATGCATTATTAGCTATAGAAAACGCAAATATCGGATGGGCAGCAATACAGCCAGCATTAGATAGAAATTATGAAAACTTATTTTATACATATAAAGATGATGGATATGTCGACTTAGATATACAATTAAGAAAAGGATATGATCAAAAAGATAAATCACAAATGGTACCAGGTGTGTCGACAACTTCTCGAACAAGACCATTAATGATATCTGCATTAGAAATGTATATGCGAGAAAAAAGTCCTGTTATACATTCTAAAAGATTAATACAAGAGCTATTCGTATTCGTTTGGTTAAATAGTAAACCTCAAGCACAAGTTGGATATAATGACGATTTGGTAATGAGTTTTGCAATTGCTTTATGGTTACGTGATACAAGTTTAAAATTAAGACAGCAAGGTATTGAATTGAATAAAAGAGCTTTATCTCAATTTCAAAAATCAGATACAACCATTTATACTAATAAAAATAAACATTCTGAACAAGGGTGGGATTGGAATAATGGGTATGATAATGAAAATTTAACCTGGCTTCTGTAGTTAGTTATATTTATATTAAATTAAAGATAATATTATGGCGTCGTTAAGAAAACGTTTACAAAATTTATTTAGTACAAATGTCGTAGTTAGAAAATTCGGCAAAGAAAAATTACGTGTTGTTGATACAAATCGATTACAATCAGTAGGAAATATTTCTGCTACAAAAATAACTGATCGATATTCAAGATTACATGGATCGAATAGATATGGATACGGATCATATGGATCTGCTTATGGAGGGTATGATTCAAATTACTATTCACAACAAAATAGAAAACAATTATATACTGATTATGAAATGATGGATAAAGATCCTATTATTTCTTCTGCATTAGATATATACTCTGACGAATCAACCTTAGAAGATCAGTTTGGAGATATATTAACAATAAAAACTAATAAAACACATATCCAAAAAATATTATACAATTTATTTTATGATGTATTAAATATTGAATTCAATATGTGGCCTTGGATAAGAAATATATGTAAATACGGAGATTTCTTTTTAAAATTAGATATATCAGAAGGAATTGGTATAATTAATTCAAGACCATTATCTGCATATGAAGTAGAAAGAATGGAAGTATTCAATGAAGAAACGGGAGAATATGAAATTAAATTTCGTCATTCTATTACAGAACAAATTGAATATGATGTTTTTGAATTAGCACATTTTAGAATGTTATCAGATTCAAATTTTTTACCATATGGTAGATCGATGCTAGAAGGAGCAAGACAAGAATTTCAAAAATTAACAATGTTAGAAGATGCAATGTTAATACATAGAATTATGAGAGCTCCAGAAAAAAGAATTTTTAAAATTGATATTGGTAATATTCCACCAAATGAAGTTGATTCATTTATGGAACAAATTATTAATAAAATGAAAAAAGTTCCTTTTGTCGATAAAGAAACAGGTAACTATAATTTAAAATTTAATTTGAATAATATGTTAGAAGATTATTACTTACCAGTTCGTGGAGGTAATAGCCAAACACAAATAGATACATTACCAGGAATGCAATTTACTGGTATAGATGATATTGAATATGTAAAAAATAAAATGATGGCTGCTTTAAAAATACCTAAACCATTTTTAGGATATGATGAAGGTGTTGAAGGAAAAACTACATTAGCAGCTATGGATATACGTTTTGCTAGAACAATAGAAAGAATTCAAAAAATTGTTGTATCAGAACTATCTAAAATTGCTATAGTACATTTATATTCTCAAGGATTTGAAGGAGAAGATTTAATCGGATTTGAATTATCTTTAACTCCTCCATCTATTATATATGATCAACAAAAAGTTGCATTAATGAATGAAAAAATCCAATTAGCAGTTGCAATGAAAGATTCTAAATTATTGTCAGACAAATATATTTATGAATACATATTTAATATGTCTGAAGATGAATGGTTACAAGAAAGAAATGATATAGTTGAAGATTTAAAATTACGTTTTAGACAAAATCAATTAGAACAAGAAGGCAATGATCCAACGGTAACTGGAGAATCATTTGGTACTCCTCACGATTTAGCTTCAATGCATATGAGTCACGATGATGTAACAGATAAAGATCAAGGAGGCCGACCTCCCGAAGGAATAAAATACGGACAGCATAAAAATCAAATGGGATGGGATCCGACTGGAGCAAAAACATTAAAACAAGCAACTAGTACTACATTTCAACCAGATTCTAGATATAAAAAATCTATTAAAGTTGCAACAGAAAATGCTGATATACTAAAGAAATTAAAACAAAATAAATCAAAAATCATAAATGAAGATTCAAAAATAGAAGATGAAAATCTTTCTATGTTGGATGAAAACAATATTTTATAATTTACTTTATATTTATATGAAAAGAAGTATGCACTAACATGAAAAACTTAAAACATTCAAAGTATAAAAATACCGCTATTCTTTTTGAAATGTTAGTAAGAAAACTTACGTCAGAAACATTAACATCTGATAAAACTGTAACTGTTGAAATAATTAAAAAATATTTCGGTAAAAATACAGCGTTATCAAAAGAATTACAGTTATATAATGCACTAATTAAAGAAACAATTAATTCAGAAGCAAAAGCATTAGATTTTATTAGAAGTTGTAAAGACTCTCATAATAGGTTAAGCAAAACTTCATTAAAAAGACAACGTTATAATTTAGTTAAAGAAATTTCTGAAAATTTTGATTTTCAAAAAATATCAAAAATACGTATAAATAATTATAAAGAATTAGCATCTATATATAAATTATTTGAATATAGTGAAGTTGATAATCCAAAAGTATTGTTAGAATGTAAAACTTCAATTGTTAATCATTTAATGGGAAAACAAGAATCAATTGATACATCAAATGCATTAATTGAAACATATAAAACTCATGATAAAAATGTTAGATTATTAGCATATAAAATTCTAGTAGATAAATTCAATAAAAAATATTCAACATTAGATGAAAATCAAAAACAAGTTTTAAATAAATTTATTACTCACGTTAATGATTCAGAATCAATTAAACAATATTTTGAAAAAATTATTCCTTCAATTAAAAAAGATTTAAAAGAGCAAGTTAATAAAATAACAGATGCTGCTACAAAAATAAAAGTAGATAAATTATCAGAAATGCTTTGTAATGTAGAAACTATAAAAGTAATCAAAGAATCTCATGTATTAACTATATTGAGATATTATGATTTAATTAAAGAACTAAAACAGGTAAATAAATGAAATCATTATTAAAACAAATTGAATCTAAATTTCAAAATTTACAAGAACAAGATCAAGATGGTGATAAAGATCAAGACTTTGCAGATGTTCAAATTGCAAGAATGGTAGCATCTGGAATGTCTAAAGAAGATGCAATAAAAAAAGTTAAAAGTAAAAATTATAACGAAGAAGCTAAACCTGACTTTTTAGATCTAGACGGAGATAATGATAAAGAGGAGCCAATGAAGCAAGCAGCTGCACAAGCAAATGAAGCTACTATTGAAGTACCTCAAGAAAAATTAGCTCAAGTTAAAGCACAAGCAGACGATGATGACACTATAAAAGTTGTTGATGAACAAAACGTTACTGCAAATTTAGACGGAGGAGCTGGACCTCCAAAAACGCCATATGCATTTGGAAAGAAAAAAAGAAAATACACATACGCATCAGTATCAGAAGCTATGGATCAAAAATATGCAGCAATGATTGAATCATATTCAAGATTTGCAACTGGTAATCCAAAGTCGACTCCATCACAAACTGTTAATGGTACTATAAAAGAAGTAGCAAAAAAATTACAAGAGATAGAACAATTAGTTAAATACACTTCTAAATTAAAAAATGAATCTGGCATAGCTGGATCAACATATGGAAAATCTACTCATAATGCATTAAAAAGAATTTCTGAAAGACTATTGAAAATTTCTGAAAGAGTTAGAAGTTTAGGAGAATAATATGAATAAAGCTTTATTAGTAGAATATATGCCATTTAAACCAATTGGTGCTATGAATGAACAATCAGGAGCTAAATTTGGTGTTCCTGGAGGATTGGTAGTACAAGGAGTATTACAACGAGCAGGTGCCAAAAATCAAAATGGTAGAGTATATCCAAAAAATATATTAGATCGTGAAGCTAAAAAATATCAAACAGATTATATTGATCAGAATAGAGCATTAGGCGAATTAGACCATCCAGATTCTTCAGTTGTTAATTTAAATAATGTATCACACAATGTTTTAAAAATGTGGTGGGATGGTGATGATTTATGTGGAGCTGTACAAATATTAGAAACACCAGCTGGAAAAATTTTAAAATCATTATTTAAAGCTGGTATTACATTAGGAATATCAAGTAGAGGTTTAGGAAGCGTAAAAGAATTATATAAAGAATCTGCAGTAGAAGTTCAAGAAGATTTTGAATTAATATGTTTTGATTTTGTATCTAATCCATCAACCCATGGAGCATTTTTAAGACCAATGAATGAATCAAAAAAAATTAATAACAAAAAAAATTATCAACAAGTAAATAATATTATTACATCAATATTGTGTGATAGTGGCAAATGTAGGATTTTACCATGAGAATAAAAGAATTATTAGAAGCATTAGAAAGAGAACCAATACAAATAACTACAGAACAAAAACAAGAATTTTTGCAGTCTGTTAAATCTTTTTCTCAATTAGGTGAAGGTGTTTATAGCAAAACAAATTTAAAAGAATTATGTGAAAAAGTAAAGTATATGGTTGAAATGGCTAATCAAGTTACACTATCTGAAGGAGATTGGTTTGACGGAATTACCGTTAATAGAAACATGAAAGAAATTGCTAATTCATATAAAGTATTTGAAAAAACAGCTCAAGAAATGAATGTTTTACAAGAAAGATTAACTGCTGCATATGAAGATATTGGAACAGGCTTGGGTAGATATTTTGAAATAGATTAATTTTGATAATTGAAAAAAAATTATTATAATAAAGGAAATAGATGTCAAATATAAATAATATGTATCATCAGCATTTTGGTTTAAAGAAAACAAATGAAGCAGATCTGGTAAATAAAATATCAGACTATAAGGGAGGATTTCTTTATAAACTAATAGATCCAGCAACTGCAGGAAATGTAAAAGCTGATATCCAAGCATTTTTGAATAAAAAAGGAATGCATGTTATTAAAACAAAATTTAACGACGCAGCTGGTAAAGGATTCTTTTATGTTAGATTAGGAGAAGACCCTGCTAAAGAATCACAAAGAATACAAGGATTTGTAAGTCAATTACCAGAAGTTTCAAAATTTAAATTTACATTAAGACCAATACAAAAACAAGTTACAAATAATTCAGATAATGAACAAACAATCTAAACACCACAAATCAATAGTTCCAGGAAATGCATTTTCAACAAAAGTAATAGGCAAAGATATAAATTTTGCAATTAGAAATTGGAAAAAACAAACTAAAACATCTGGTATACTAGATATATTAAAATCAAAACAAGAATTTCAAAAAGCAAGTATTTTAAAAAGACAAATGCTTTCTGCAGCTAAATACAAACAATATATTCAAACATTAAAAGAAGATTAATCTTTTTTTACTTACTCCATATTTATAGTAAATACGCTATCTCTATATAGCGTCAATTATTATTAATATTCTTATTAAGATTCACAATAATCTTATTTCCAACAAAAAATTAAGGAGTAAACGTATGGACGTAAAATCGGACTTACTAAAAGAAGCAATTGCAGATGCAAAAGCTGTTAAAGAAACAGCGTTAGCAAATGCAAAAATAGCTCTTGAAGAAGCTTTTGCTCCTAGACTTCACAACATGTTATCAACAAAAATTTCAGAAGAAATGGATGAACCCATGGAAGATGAAATGGATGTAGATATGGATATGGATATGGAAGCACCTACTGAAGAACCAACAGTAACTGTCGACGGCGAAAAATATGTAAAAGCTGACGACGAAGCTGGTGAAGAGGTAGATGCAGCCGCTGTATCAGATGACATGGATGCAATTGGGGATATGCATGCAGAAGGCGAAGAAGCCGAAATGGATGCTGAACCTGTAGATGTTGCTGCTGAAGATCTAGAATTAGAAGCTATTATTAGAGAGTTAGAAGAAGATTTAAATGAAGAAGAAATAACTGAAGAGTTAGATGAGGCTCATTGTGGTACTGGAGATGAACCCGACGATAAGAAGGAGAAAAACGAAGGTAAACACGAAGAAGAACCAAAAGACACAGATAAAGTTGAAGAGTCATTAAATATTGATGAAATTATTGAAGAAATACTTTCAGAAGATGAAAATGATGAAACTGGTGATGAGCATAAAAATGGCAAAGAAGTTGACGAAGCTTTAGATTCATCTGGTATCGGAAAAGGTACTGGTATGAAGCAAGCTGACGATCACACTGATGATCCACAAGGATCTAAATTAGTGGAAGAGTTAGACGAAGCTTATGATACTATTGAGTCATTAAGAGACACTATCAATGAAGTTAATCTTTTAAATGCAAAACTTCTTTACACGAATAAATTATTTAGAAATTTTGAATTATCAGAAGATCAAAAAATGAAAGTAATAGAAAATTTTGATAGAGCTGGTAATACAAGAGAAGTTAAACTAGTATTTAGTACATTAGCAGAAAATTTTACAGTACCTGTAAAAAAGAGAAAAATGGTAAAAGAAGGAATTGCTTCTAAACCAGTTCAATCTACTGCTCCTGCAACTAAAACTATAATCAATGAAGGTAATCAATTAGCTAATAGATGGAAGAAATTAGCTGGATTACTAGATTAAAAAAAAGGAAAATTAAAAATGGAAATTTCATCTTTATTAGAAGATAATAACTTTTCCCAAAGAAAAGCTGTTGTTAATTCAGTTAGCAAATGGGAAAAGACTGGTCTATTAGAAGGTTTAAAAACCGAGACCGAAAAAGCCGGAATGGCTCAGCTTCTAGAGAACCAAGCAAGACAACTTGTAAAAGAAGCGTCTGCTACTGGTACAACTCAAGGATCTGAAGAATGGGCTGGTGTAGCACTTCCATTGGTAAGAAGAATCTTTGCTGAATTTGCAGCTAAAGAATTTGTTTCTGTACAACCAATGAACTTGCCA